TTCAAAATAATTTTTATCGTAAGTAATGTCATTGAACAAAGGTTTTACTGTTGAAGCGGTATTTGATGCGTTGTCTAGACATTTGTAAACGTGTTTGTAAGCCGACTCGTCAACAACAACAAAGAAATTTTTGTCAAGAATGTCCTGATCTCTGTCATCGAACATTGTATATGTTGTGCCTTCAACCCAATTATATCTTTTGATCATTGGTTGCATATCATTTGCGGTCAATTTCTTCGCGAGTATCATATTCTCAAACGCTTTTGTTTTCAGTGAACGAAGTGATCCGATAGGTTGAGCAACTTCTTCCTCTGTACTACCAGAACTTAGATGATCGCCTATGAAAGAATAGTAAACAGTATTAGCAGGTTCACTTATCGATTCTACCAATTGATCAATCAGGTTCGTTCTAAATTCGCTTGGTATAATTTTCTTTGCCATTGTTAATCTCTATAAATTTAATTTATGAAATGGTATGAGAGAAGAATTGATTTTCATTCACAAAAATACCATCTGATAATATATCGAATGTTGTTGTACTTGTTGTTAAGTTGACGCCAATCGTACTTTCAACAGTAGCAAAATAACTGCCGAAGAGTTTTGTACCAGCGACATGAAGAACATCCGTTAATGTTTTCTTATAGGTCTCAAAAGGAAGAGAAGTTAGGACCTCATAAGAATATTCTTGATAGTAATCACTGTCTTGTAAGTATTTATCAGAACTCAAAAACGATCTTCTATTTAGATTATATCCAGGCGCAATACCTTGTTTTTCAATGTTAGTTGTGAAACGAATTGTCTTCGTAACATCATCAGTAGACTCAGCTTCTAACTCTTCGTCTTCGAAATATCCGAAACCAGAATCAATAACATTTACACTGGTAATGAAACCATTACCGGAAAATGATGGTGAATTAATGATTGCGTTTGTACCTGTTCTTTGCGCTCTTCTGTTTTCATTAACGGATTCAATTGTATCTGCTATATCAGAAGACAGACCAACAATCGTATCACCTGCTGTGAATTGACGACCATCAGAAAAACTATCCGTGTATGTTGATACTCTGACCAGTCTTAACTTTCTATTTGCTTGATCGTTTTCAATAACTTTTGCTTGTGCGCCGCCGTCTGCAATTGCAACCTTATTTCCATTCGAATCGGTTGTCTGGACTATTTCACCCACTGTAAAGGCCTGTTCTTCATTAGTGTAAACAATCTCATAATCATATCGCTCAAGATGATAGGTTGAAGGTTCATATACAATAAAGAATGGATCTTCCGCGTAACCTTGTCCTGGATTTGTAATAGAAATGCCAGATATACCGCCGATTGTTAAATCATTAAACGTAAACTCTTGATCGATTGTATTTAATAATGTAAAATCAGCGGAGTCAATTGTTGACGCTAAGTTCGCTGTCATCGCATCAATGGCCGTATTCGAATAAAAGTCACGGTAAATCTGTGTATTTTCTAACGATGTGATTGTAAACGTGGCAGCAGTATCGTAACCAGTCACGGTGTCAGCAGTAAAGGTTGTTGTCAGGTCTTCACCTTGTCTGTTCTTTGTTCTAATTTTTCCGTATTTAAAAAAGTTATCTGACTCACTTGTAGGAAATTTAATACCAAACTTAAACTGTTTCATTTCTTCAATTGTATATTGTACATTGTTTGTATCATCTTGAATGTACATCGGCAAGTTTGTTCTGAAAGCACCTATATTTTGTTGTAAAGTAAATTGATAATCTGTTCCAACAAGAGAGGTTTCTGTAACAATGCCGTTTGCTACAATTGTATCAACACCGTTGAGAGTTGCTAATTGATATAGTATGCTATTTTTTGATATACTTCCGAGATTATTTGGATTAGTTGTCGTGTATACAATCTCAACTGTATTGGCAGAATCAATAACTTCAGCAGAAGTTGAACTATCAACATAACTAGTATATTCAACAAATACTGTGTTGTCTCCTGATTTGTATAATATAGTACCATCAATGCTATCAATTATGTCGCCGCTAGTTGTGTTCGCCCATACAACGGGATATGTTGAGTTATCATAATTAAAATTAAGTTTTTCAGCTGATTGCAATTTTTCAACTAATGTTGCCTCAAATACGGTATTACCGCCAACATCATAACCAATAAAAGTTGTGTTTAGAGGCGTATCATAAATATCAGCGGAAGAAGTAGCCCCAGATACATTAAAAACAACATTGTCTTGTAAAACAGTATCAAATTGTCGTGTGATTCTATTTACATCATAGTAATTTGTGTCTGTGAAGGTTATGTTATTTGCTGTAATAACTTTGTCTGAACCGATTATCTCTGCGTTCTCTGTGTAACCCCAACCAGGACTCTCGACTTCAAAGTTTACAACACCTGTGTAGTTGGCTATTTCATTAACACGCAGTTTACCTTTCTTGCCTTTTGCAGCAGCTGTGCCATCGACAATTGAGAGAGTTTCGCCTACTGTAAAATTCGGATCAGATCGTATAATGTCAACACTACTTAATGAACCTAGAATTTTTGCGGTTATATTATTTGTAAGTGTTGTTGTTACGATCTGTTCACCAGTGATAAAATCTTTATCTCGGCCAGTGATAAACAGTACAGTGATAAATCTAGAACCTTTCTTAACTTTGATCAATCTATCAGCAAATGCGGTTGCACCACTTTTCTGACCTTTAATCGACTGACCTAAAAGATTGACATTTATTTTATTATCATCAATTTCTAAATATTCTACTTTGATGAATGTATTATCAGAAGGCCTAAAAAGGTTGTCACCTGGATATTGTATTTTAGCCTCAAGTCCATATATCAACTTGAAGTACAAATCTACCGCACGTTCAGTGCCTTTCGCACGATAGAAGTCGAGGGAGTTTTTGATAAACAGTTCTTTGTTTGTCGCAACATTAAACTGAATATTAGGAAGATATTTGTTTTTAAAATAAATAATAAATTCATCGATTGTCTTATCGATGTTACGATAATTGGTCAAATTTCTTGCTTGATAGAGAGTTTGACCAGACGATTCAAGCCATTCGTAATATGCTTCTACGAACGTAATGAAGAGTGCTCCCTCGTCCCTATAGAACGCGGGAAACATATCCTTTACTAAAGGACTAATATATTTTTCTATATCTCTCATTTAGAGTCGTTCCTGTTCGACCAATATCCTAATATCTTCATTTGCAATTGAAAGTATAATGTTCTTTGTTGATGAAACATCAGACTCAGAAGTTTTTGCATAGATTTTAATATATTCAGAGTTCAACGATGAAGGACTGAAAGAATCTAATTGTATGACACCTGTATCGTAGTTGACTGTGCCGATAAGTTTCAACAACTGATATTCGTTACCTTTTGCAACCATAAGACGCATCAGACCGTCACCATCATCTTCAAGAACAACTTGATTTCCATCGTAACCAAACGTTGTAGATGTGACGATAGGTTCTTCATCTGATTTACGGATCGGAGGTAAAACCGTAATAGTGTCATCAAGTTTTATACCAAAGTCAATAACATAATTATTTGTTGTTTGCAGTTGAGGTACAAATCTTTTAACTGCTTTAACAGTGGTATCATTACTAATAATAGATGTATCGGAGTTATCAATTGAACTAACGAATTTACTATAATGAAAAGTTTTCTTGAAACCGTTTAGTTGTACTTGATTATAGTTTTGTATGGCGGAGAGAACAATATTCTTAATACTCTGCGAGCTCAGAGAACTTTTGTTAATATCGTATTTAACTTTTGTGTCGATTTTAAGGTAAGTATAAATTGGTGTTTCGAACACAGGGTCAATTGACAGAGGACTTCTGCTCTTAATGAATGATTTGTATTCAGCGGAACGTGAAGGCGGCAGTATGTCTGTGTTTTTCAAATCGACCGCAACAATCACTTTACCGTATCTAGGAGGCACCGCCTCTTCGCCGCCGTATGCTGACACATCATTGATATCAGAGAAGTTTTGCAACAACAACGTTTTGTAGTCTTCTGCTGTTACAACTCGTTCTTGTGTTGTGAATGCACGAGGTGCATTAAATTTAATTGACCCCACTGTCTCAGGAATTGCACCGCCGGCCGCGGCAGATACAGTAGTTATAGCTGTTACTGTAGCGTTGCCTATCGACTCAGTAGGATTAAATGAATTGATTCCGTTCGGCAACTCGCCATTACATTTTCTATACTGTATAATGATTGTGGATCTATCTTTAGGTTTTCTTCCGATAACACCATCACCAAATACAATTTCGTAAGTGTCATTCTCTGCGGCTTGAATGAAGAATACTTGTGATGTTGATCCTAATCCAAATAGATTATCTGCTTTTTTATACTGAAGAGTTGTTGATCCGTTATCTTCAACTACAGTAACAGTAATGCTATTTGTGTCAATGGTTTTGTTTGTTGCAATATATCTGACAGGATTTTCATCATTCGTAACATAAGAATCATATGTATAATCGCCTTCGTATAGTACTACATTCAAGGCTTGAAATTGATTTGTAACACCGGTGCTTTCAGCGACAACATCGTCACCGACAACAAACGTAAATTTCTTTGATCCAGTCTTACCTGCAAATGCAGCGCCTTTCGGAATAAGAACGGAGGCATTATCGCTTGTGTCAGACAATAATATATTTACAGTTGCTTGCGCTGATCGAAATGATCTGGGTACATAATTCAATTCTTTGGCGTGTGATACGACCGAATCTCTCAACAACGCACTGTCAAGAAACATTTCACTACCGATCATATTCAGATAAAATGCATTTAATTGCGTATTGTATGCAAGAACATCCAATAAGACATTAATATTTGAACCTTCGAAGTCGTAATCGGTAAAAACTTCTTGCGATTTTAAATATTCTTTTAAATTATATTTAATCGATTCGAAGTCTAGTGTGGTTAACTCGTTGCCTGCGTTTGCCATTTTTATCTAACTCTGTAAAGTGTTAAGTTTAATGTTTCTTGTCTTTCGACATTTCGAATAGAATAAACGAGAACAACCGATATTGCATCTTGTTCTTCACTATTTCTCACGGTTATTTTTTCAACAACTGCTCTCGGTTCGTATTTGGCTATACTGCTTCTTATTTCATCTGCTATCTCATCGCCGGTTTTTGTATCAAAAAATGGTTCAAACAAAAAACGTGATATTCTAGAACCAAACCGAGGATTTCTAAGTCTCTCGTATTTATTAGTTAATACGATATTTCGAATGGACTGTTTTACAGCCTCAGATTGTGTTTTTCTACCGATATCGCCGGTAAACGGATTGGCTTTGAAGAAATGGTTGAAGTCACTAAAAATATCAGCAGCTTTACTATTTAGTTTATACTCTTCATTTTCTCTTAAAATTTTAGTAGCCATTTAAATACCTATATATTTTTATTATTTATAGGGCAGTCCAAGTTGAACCGTTGTGATATTGTATTTGCGAATCAGTTGTATTCCAGATAATATCACCCGCAACCGCTGTAACAGCATTGCGTTCTGTTGTTGTCAGTCTCGGCAGTCGAAGTGGTTTTGCCGCAGTTAAATCATACCTGTTTGAATCAACAGTGACATCAGCTGCGGCAGAACCCGTATAACCTTGTATGCCCTGTTTGCCTGCAGCGACAACCCATTGAGAACTATCGCCATCATTATAATATACACTGAACAAACCATCATCATTATCGAACCACATGTCGCCGTTTACAGCAGAAGCTGGCGCAGTATTTGAAACATTTACTCTAGAAGATGAACCAGTATATCCAGTTGCACCACTTGAACCTGTATAACCTCCTGCGGGACCTGCGGCACCTGCGGGTCCCGGATCACCTCTTGATCCCGTATAACCCACGGGATCACCGGCAGAACCAGTGTAACCAATTGGACCTTGAGCACCGTCTGCACCATCTATACCATTCGTGCCGTTCGTGCCGTTTGTTCCGTTTGTACCTGCTGTGCCTGCCGATCCAGTATATCCCCTGGGTCCTCTGTCACCTTGAACAGTCGTAACTGAACCGTTCGAACTAAATGAAACATATGACGGCCAAACTGTATTCCATTGACCGCCTGAATAAACTTTTACTTCACTATCAACTGTGTCGAAAATGAATTCACCTTCGGTTGTTCCTTCACCGGTATCAGGTAGGAAAATAGAATTGTTTGAAACGACCAATCCATTATTCAATGTTGTCAAATCATCTACAGTAAGAGCATCACCAATCGTTGTATTACCGGTAATTGATGCAGTCCCACCAATCGATGTATTACCGGTAATTGATGCGGTTCCACCAATCGTTGTATTACCGCCGACCGCTAAAGTGCCTGATATATCAACGTTAGCATTTACATCAAGTAATGTGCAATTGATTGTTCCGTCTGATCCTGAAATTTGAAAATCATTTACAACATCTATGATCAAATTATTGGCAACATCGATTATAAAATTCTTTACTTCGCCGTCATATGGCGGCGCTTTTTCTTTCTTCTGTGTGGAATCATAACCAGCCTGAATTACGATTCCTGTTTTACTTGTAATCGTTGTTGTACCAAGAGTATCCATGAACGTGTGGTTATCATACCACAAAGATCGTTGATTTCTATGAGCAGGTCTTAATTGCCACTCTGTTATTCTGTTTCCAGAGAGTTCTTGATCTTCTTCAAACTCGGTATTACTTGTATAGTATCCAACATCGAACCAAACACTTGTTGCATAATATATGGTATTCGCCCAGCCTGTTTCAAGTTGAGTTTTCAACGATTCTGCTGAAACTTTTGTAGCATCAGCGCGTTGTATCATTTCTTGTATTTTATCATTTAAAGTAGTCATGTTTAACCACCTAAACCTTTCAATCTATTTAATTCACTCTCTGTAGCGTTAAAAGACGAGTCAATGCTAGTTATGGAATCTGCAATTGCTTGAATATCAGGATTTACTTCACCAGCAAGAGCAAGTATATCAGCGCCTTTCAAATCACCTAATGCTTCATATTGACCAATAATAGTGTCCACTGTATTAAGTAATTCTTCTGCGTCACCCAATAAGTTACATGTTATATCATCTAACGCATCTAACAACGCTTGTTCTGTACAATCTTTTAAATTTTGAGCGGCAGTTGACACAGCGCCGGCCATTCTCGCAATTGCGCCTGCAACCGCAGCGAGTTCAATCGCTAATAGTACAATCGCAAAAATCTGTGCGCCGGCAGGACCAGTCGCTACTTTAATGGCCCATTTAATAATCTTCAACGGATTACTAGGTATATTTAGAATAGGTAACCATGTGCTAAGTATTTCGGCAATCTCAGAACCAATTTCAGCAGTAAGATCAACAATATCAGATACAGCGTCTTTTACAAGTTCTTTAATTGCTTCACAATCGGTCATCGCTTCTAATGCAGCAGCGGCATTATTAATCTCAGTTGCTATTTGAGATAAACCACTACCACTATCGGGATATTCAGTTTGATCTTTATTATCCGCAATCGATACATTGCCCAAAGGTCCATTCGAAGCGCATGGATCGGCCGCGGCCGTAGGATCTGTTGGTGTATTGGGATTTTCTTCTGCCATGATCTATACTATCCGTTTAAACTCTTTACAATTCCATTTTTGACAATCATAATTCTTCCACTCGGGAAACTCGCGGCGCCGGTCACACCTGTTTTATCGGAAATGCCTCCAGTAACAGATAGATGGCCTTGAATGGTCACAGGTCCCTGTAATGTTATGCCACCAGTTGCATTAATTTTTACGTTACCTGATGTTGTGATGAGTGCATCACCGCCATCACCATCATTTTCCGTTATGCTGACCACAAAGTTACCACCGGAAACTACGGTCGTATTATCTTTTCGTACAACCGTGGTTTTACCCGCACCCACAACTTCAGTTGAACTCGCAGCAACATGAAGACTATTATTTTTCAGAACAGTTGTATATGCATTACCTTTGATTTCATTCCATTCTTCACCTGAAACAATTTTTGTGTTGTCGCCATCAACGATAGACTGATCATCGCCTTTCGTTCTCTTGACTCTTCTGCCTTCAAAGTCATCACCATTTGCAATCTCTTCATATGAACCTGATTTATGCCACATATGAATTCTTTCGTAACCTGGTGTATCATCAAGTTCTATTGCATGACCAGACTTTGTTGTATACGTTGTATTATACGGATACTGCGCTTTATATGCTGACTCAGGTTCGTTAGCTTTTTTATTACGTTTAAATTCCGTTTTTTTGTAAGGTTCTTTTGGTAGTGTTTGACCTTTTACCTCTTTGCCTTGCGGATCAGTAAAGTCACCTTGTGCAAGCGGTGCAACATCCCACTCTTGTCGTTCAATCGGCGGTGTTTCTTTTGTTTGAAGTAGTGTGCCGCCTTCTGAATCTTTCTCAGGCAATACAGATTTCTTGTGATATGTTCCGAATATCAGTGGTATATTTTTTTCCATACCGTCAAGGTAGAAACCGAATACATATGTTCCTTTTGCAATACCGGTCGGTGACAAACCAACTGCGCCGATCCATTCGGGCACTGCAAACTGTTCGATCTCTTTTAGTTTTGCTTGATGTAAACTAGCAGACTGAATTGCGGAGACAGGCCACGCCCACAACAGCTGTTCGTCTTCGATGCCTTTTGAACCCGAACCTTTACCTAGATTTTCACCGGTCTGCGAATCTATAATTCGAATTTGTACTCGACCTAATCTATATTCATCATCGGTTATGTTAACAACTCGGCCGACAAACCACTGAAACTGTTCACCTAACTTATAATAAGCCATTCTATTCTCCGCCGAAGTGTGATTTAGCTAGTGACATGTTCATAAAATAATCAAATTGCGCTGTATCTCTCTTGTAAAATGTTTGCCTTAGACTATCAATAAAAAATGTTCCATTAAAATATTTTCTAGGCACTTCACTATCGTGATAAGCTACTTGTGATAAGTCCATCTTTACTTTATCGCCTACATTAATATTGGAATTGCCGTATACTTTCATCGTAGCACCATAATCACCGAGTCTCTCTATGTACGGTCTCTTCCATTTAATATTCTCGTTATGCAAGTTTTCAAATCTTGTTCCATCTTTCGCTACATACTTGACAGTTGCTGGTGTAGACTTCGCCCAATTATCAAAAGGTGGTGTATGATAAGGCGCATAAGAACCAAATTTCTTGTAAGATTCAACATCAGGAGGCAAAAATTCATATTTGTCACAGTACAAACCTGTGAAGATATCAAACTCTTTAACAACATTACGAAGGCCGCCCGCTTTCAATAATTGAATAGTGTTACCATGACCAGTGATTTCAAATGCCAATATATTATTTAAATTGACAACGCCTAACTCTTCTCTATTCACAGTCGTTAAGTTGTATGGTCCGTGTTCTGGTCGACCAGTAAATTTTTCTGCGGTGACAAAATGATAACCTTGATGGTCTTGAAAGAAGTAAAAAGCAGATGATATGTTCGTTTCTGATACCGCTCTCTCTTTTACAAGATCAATTGCTTGAAGAGGTCTTATTTCATTGCAAACATAATCGAAAAATCCAGTTGTTGTTTCAAACTCTACAAGACTGCCGCCGGAAGTCCAATCCGAAGTTACAATTTCTTCAACAATTTCATGATATTTTTTCTTTTCAGGAAAACCATAACGTTTCGTATAGACTTCTTTCGCACTGTTTATTTCACCTTCAGAAGTACACGATAATGCGAATTGATTCTTGATAGACATGTTATTAGTTTTCTGACCTTCAACAGACTGTACAAAAAATCTATACGTCTTTTTAGCCATATCAGTAACATAAAATGTTAAGTCAATCCATTCTTCACCAAGAATAGGAAAGTTATCAATAAGATCGACACCATCATTGAAATAGAAAACAGCAGTATAAGTCGAGTTGTATATTGACTCTTCAATATCAAAACCAGACAGATATGGATAGATATTCATATCTTTTGATCCGTCAAAGGAGGTCATTATAATTTGCTCTCCCTCAATCCGGACGTGACCTTCGTCATTCTGCGACATTGTTTTTTATCCTTCGTTCATAATTTTATCAAGTTGAGTACTAAACATCCTCTTATACAGAGATGATATTAGGTATATAGATCGTTTCGATTCATTCAATTCATTTTCATAATCATAAAAGGAAAGTCGGCTGAAATATACCTGTTCGTTAGAAGGTATGACATCGGTTATTTTATTATAAGAATCGTAATTCACGGTTGCTGTTGCTGCGCTCTCATCGCCTATTATATTGTAATTGGTGTTTGTTTCGAAAGTACCGTTCACATGTTGTATTGTGATTGATGTTGTGTTCGCCCATGTTACTTCCGCTGTGGCGTTCGTGTTTGAACTAAGACTAATCACTTCACCGACCTGAAAATTGCCAGTCGATGGTGATGTGAAGTCGAGATTAACAATCATATTTGTTGATGCAGTGAAGTCTTCATTAGAACGAGTGTATGATATTATTCTATTATTAACACCGTATACAGGTTCCCAATATTTCTTACGATCACCCGTCAAAGCTTCATATGCCGATGATGACAATGTTGAAACATCAGATTCATAGTTGTTTACATATGATTTTGTTTTTCTCAATGCGCGTCTTTTCGACTGATATTTTTTGACAATAAAATCCTCAAACAATTCTTCTTTTATAACAATGTCATAATAGGGGTCGATTACATCGTTTGTCAGGTAGATAAGCCAGTCCATATCAATATCATCGTAGTAGTCGTGCGCTATGTGTTCAATCTTTTCGCCATCGCTCATTGTGTACGCATAAAATTCAGTCAACAACGACCTAATGTCAGTTCTAATATCTACTCTACGCAGTAAGTTCTTTACAAGCGTACCATCGTATTCGATGGTGGGAAACTTTCTAAAGTATTCTGAATTCTGTGCCATTATGGTGCTCCTGCATCTGAACCAGTGGTGTTGCCGCCGTCACCAGAAGATTGATCAGTACTTTCAGATTGAGTGCCGCTACCACCGCCTTGTTCTCCACCAGTCTGTATAGTAATTTCTTGAAACTCCATAGTCAATTCTATAGCAACGGGAGCGCCGTCAACAAAAAATGCAGAACCGCCCTCAGGTGTGAAGTTTATCATTAAATTCTTAACCATTGTCATGTTAAAAGTGCCCATGACACCCTTTTCATCACCTATGATTTTCGGTTGTATCATGTACGGATATTTTAATAGACTACCATCTGTTTGTGGAAGAACCAATCTTTTGATTAAATCAAGAATTTTTTTGATTGTATTCGATTCAGATTCACTTCTAGGTACAAATTTCCAAACCCATGACCATTGACGTAAATCCATACCTTTGAAAAACACACTAGCATGAGGGTTTGGTACAGCGCCCATGAATTGCGTAAGTATACCAGAAGCAGACCCGCTATCAGCACCTGCAAGACCTGAGATTCCTACCGTATCAAGTACATCAACGCCCATCATCATTCCTCGCAGGCCTGCGTTTTTAAGCAAGTCGCCAGTATTGTTTATAAACTCTTCTCCACTTGGCATCTTACCGGTCTTCAGAGCGTTCGCTAATCCTACGCCAGCGTTCTGAGTCTGATTTACAATATCACCATAAAAACCAGTATCTTTCTGATCAAGTCTTATACTATAATTTTGCGTGAAGTTTTGTGGCATAGGAAATTGAATTTTGACCCCAGGCTCAGTAGTACCTTCAGCCATAGGATTTGGTCTATAATAAGAATAGAACTGAAGTTCAATATACGAAGGAGCATTTTTCGCCAGATCCGGGGGAAACATTGTTCCTGTATAATTCAAGTCTGAAATGCCGACAATTCTTTCTTTAGTACTTTTCATTTTCGTATAAGGATTGTCTTTAGCTCTTGGTTTTGGTCTTGAACCATAACTTAATTGATCTACAAGATTTTCTTTCTTCTTACCGAATTTTTCTGGATTAGTTAATCCGTTTATCATAAGATCAGAAGTGTTTTTAATTGTCACACCAGCATTTAAAAGACTAGCACCTAATGTTGCAGCCGCTTGTCTTTGATTTTTCATTTTTGTATTTTGTTGTCTCAGAGAAAAATCAATTGCGCTACTCACACTCTGTGGATTGTAGTAAGTTCCATTAATAACAGATAACTGAGCAATTTCTTGATTTGTCAAATCAGTTTTGAACTTCGTTATGTGTGCGCCGTTATTTTTGATTGAATTGTCTGGCGATGCCATGCGTTTACCTTTTATAAATAGATTTATGAAAACATACAAAGGTCAATTTCGACCACAAAATCCTAATAAATATCGTGGCGACTCTACTAATATTATTTATAGAAGTCGTTGGGAACTGTATTTCATGTCTTACCTTGACAAGCATCCCGATATATTACAATGGAACAGTGAAGAAATAATTGTGCCTTATCGTTCTCCCATTGATGGTAAAGTTCACAGATATTTTCCTGATTTCTGGGTTAAATCTATTGATCGCGAAGGTAAAAAATCTGTGTCGTTGATAGAGATCAAGCCCTATAATCAAACAAAAGAACCTGTACCAAAAAAGAAACTAACCAAGTCCTATTTATACGAAGTAAAGACATGGGGAGTCAATACTGCAAAATGGAAGGCAGCAGAGAGTTTCTGTAAAGATAGAGGCTGGAAATTTATGATCATGACAGAGAACGAATTAGGATTAAAGTTCTAAACTATTTATATAAATAAACCATATTTAAATAGGCATTTTCAAAAAATGACTAAAAGAACAATCGAATTCGAAGATAAAACGATCCGTACATGGGTGTTTCTCGTTGGTGCGGTCTTCAGTGCATGGATGTTTATTGATGCAATGTATATTGACGATAATGAATTGGCTCTTGATCAATCACCACAGAATAGACAAGTGGAATCGGTCGAAGAGGATTTCCGTACACGCATTTTAATGAGTGAATCAACGCGATATGCACAAGTGGCAAAATACTACAGAGATGAAATGAAAGCACGAGAATTATCGGTCGCTGAACAAGCTCGTTTAGATTTAGTAGAAAGAGAACAATGCCGCATACGAAATGAATTAGTTCAGAGTAATGCGGAGACATGTAACTAAATGACAACATATATCTTTCAAAAAATTGCTAAAGAAGGCAAAATTGCTGGTATTACTCCTGGTACTGAAGAGGCACGCGATTGGTTTCGTGATAGAGCATCGGAAGTAAGTGATGTCAACCCGAAACAAATCATTCGACACACTGAAGCAAGGCCGAATCTCTATAGTAAAATAACACAACTTGATGTTGGGCGTATGTATATGTTTCAGTACGATCCGAAACATAAAGAGACATTGCCTTACTACGATATATTTCCTTTGATCTTTGTGATGGAGAGATACAAAGACGGTTTTCTAGGTATGAATATGCATTATTTACCTCCTTTATTCCGTGCGAGATTGATGGATCGATTATACACAATCGAAAGAAGTGATAATATGCGAGAGTCGAAAAAATTAAGATCATCGTATGCATTGTTAAACAGCGCAGCTAAGTTTAAGTATTTTAAACCAACGGTAAAAAGATATTTAACAACAAATTTGCGTTCACGCTTGTTGTGGATACCCGAAGAACAATGGGACATAGCATTGTTTTTACCAACAGAAAGATTCCGTAAACAGAAAAAGAATTCAGTCTGGAGAGAATCTAGACAAATGATCAGGAGAGGATAGTGGGACTTTCAATAGAAGATTTTAAAGGCAAAATAAGCAAAGGCAATTACCATAAGCCGTGGGCGTATGAGGTCTTTATCACAAATCCAGGTGCCGCGTATAGATCATCAGATAGAACAGCCGATGGACCATATGATTTAAGATTCAGAACCGAACAGGTTTCATTACCCGGTGCTTCTTTTATGTCGGTAGACAATCATAAACCTTACGGCACAGGTAAAATTTATAATATTCCCTACGTTTTTAATCCACAAGAAATATCAATGACACATGTTATAGACGATAATGTAGAGATGTTAAAAGCGTTATTCAGATGGATGGACAATATAGCAGACTTGACCGGTGTCGTTAATACATCAGGATCAAAAGCAAAACCAGGCGGCGCTTATTACTTTGATGACTATAAATGTCAAATGTCTATCTATATAAAAAATCCTGCAACGCTCGAGACCGTACAGACGGTAAAACTAGTAGATGTTTATCCAATTTCACTTGACCAAACACAACTTGGTTGGGGAACAAACGATGAAAGAACTAAGATAAATGTATCCTATAGATATGTAAACTGGACAATGTATTAATTAATGGAGTTAAATTATGACTTTACCGAAGCTTGATGTAGTGACATATGAAATGACACAACCTTCAACAGAAAAAAAGATTCTATACAGGCCATTTAAAGTCAAAGAAGAAAAAATTCTACTGATGGCAAAAGAATCTGGTGATAAAATCGATATTGTAAACGCAGTTAAACAAGTTGTGTCGAATTGCATTTTAAGCGAAGGTTTTGATGTTAACAAAATACCTCTATTTGATTTGGAATATTTTTTCATTAAACTTCGTTCTGCTTCGGTAGGAAATATCTGTAGATTTAATATCAAAGATAAAGATGATGGAATTAAGTATGAGATCGAAGTGAATTTAGATAAAGTTGAAGTTGAGTTTCCAGAAAATGTTGATAAAAAAATTCTCATCACTGAAGACATTGGTGTCGTGATGAAATATCCTGATGCCTCATTGTCAGATAAATTGATGGGCATTAAATCGTCTACAGACTTACTGTATAACATGGTTGAAAATTGTGTTGATTATGTGTTCACGAAAGACGATACCTTTCCTTGGATGGACTCAACACCAGAAGAGAGAGAAGAGTTTTTGGACAGTCTCTCAGGAAAAGAATACGTTAAGATGACAGAGTTTTTCTCCGCAGTGCCTAAGATTAATCACATCGTTACCTACAACAACAGTGAAGGTAAAGAAAAGAAAGTGATTTTCAGGAGTCTTGACGATTTTTTCGACTTGGGCTGAGTCACTTAGACCTCTATCATTATTATAAATTAAATTTTGATGTGACTCAGTATCACAAGTTTACATTAACAGAGATAGAAAACATGTTACCTTTTGAAAGAGACTTGTATGTTGACATGCTCGTACAGAAGGTTAAAAAAGAAGAAGAAGAAAGGAAGAAAAAATAAATGGTAGCAGCAGTGTTGGGCGGAGTAGCAAGAGGTGCCTCAGCAATAGGACGCGGAGTTAGTAAGGTAACCGGTCTTATAAGGGGCACGAAAGGCGCTGCTCAAACCATGGGAACGGCCGCTAAAAGCCCCGGTATGTTAAAAAGATTTTTGGCCGGCGGAGGATTACTCGGCGGAGGCGGCGCAATAGGTTTTCTTGGTAGTGCTTTAGGTAGCATGATGGGTGGCGGTAAAGAAACCGGTGGTGTTGAAGATGTCGAAATGGGTGAAAATGCAGTCAGCGGCGGTAGCGCAGAATCATCGTCTTCTTCTGTTACTCTCATTGATTTCTCTTCAATGATTAAAAATATTCCAGCACATGTGAGACAACTCAGCGATGTGCAGATGAATGTTAATTTTGGAGAAACCACGCTTATAACAACTGATAATCTTGCCATTAAATACGACATCGAAGAGATGTTTGATAATGAGCAAGGTGAGTTAATTGTACCTGAACTTACACAAATATCAGTAACATCACCTGAAATTGACGGCATACAACGTGCTCTTCTCAGAACAGCAGCAAATCTACAACTTCTAAACACGCAAATTGGCGGAGTTAATTCTCGGTTAGATGGAATTGAAGAAGCAGTACTAGAAGCTTCCGATGCAAATCGTAGATCAATACTTGATGCTGAGAGAGAAGCAGATGAAAACGCATCAGAAGGAAAAAATAAAAAAGGTAAAATTGCAACAAGTATAGAAACTGCGAAAGAAGCAGTTAAAACAGGACTCAAGGCACTAGGTTTGGGTCTTCTCGGTGCCGCCGTTGGTGCTGTCTCATATTACTTAGGTGATGGTCTTCAAGAAATTGCTGACGGTGAAGAAGACGATGATGAAGTTTTTGATGACGATACTGCATTGGGTTCGTTTGCCAACGATCTTCTTTTTGAAGACGATGGAACTCAAGGAGCATTAAATCTCGCAGCAACAGCAACCGGCGCAACAGCATTATTAGGCAGCGCGGCCGCAACTCTCGGTACTGGGGCGGTTGCAACGGGCGGTGCTGCTGTTGCCGCCGCCATGGCGCCTGTTGCTGCCGTTGCGGCTGCTGGTGCCGCGGGTTATGCTGTTGGAACACTTTTATATGAACATACTGGATTGAAAGAAGGTTTGTCAGCGATGAGCGATTCGATTATCGCAGGCGAATCAATTCCTATCGATTCTGCTACCAGTGTAGAGGAAATGAAAAGAAAGTATGGTAATAAACAAGGAGTTGAATTACTAGGCGATCTGTTAGGTGAAGGCGTATTCGATACTTCAGAAGCACCAGAAGATATTATAGCGTTCTTCCGTGATAATACTCCTAACATAGACGAATATAATAAATTAAGTAAGGAATATGAAGAAAAATATGGTCGACCAATAACTTCTGCGTTGAACGATGCCTTAGGAGTAAAAGGTGTTGATAGTGTGTTCGACATGATTACAGAAACGTCAACGGCAAACTGGCGAGTCGAAAAATTGAAGTCTGGTGAAGAATTAATTTTCAATACGCCAGAAGCAGCAGCACATGCTCTGAAAGGACTACAAAGAATTGGATATACACCTGGAGGTAATCGTGCGCCATATCGAATAGAACCAGTTGTTGATGAGAACGGTGAACGAACAGGCCAAATACGTTTTATAGGTAATGAAGAATTTATTGTTGATCAAACAAATCAAAATAATGAAAATTTAATTTATAATTCAATAAGTGAAGCAAGAGCAGGCGCTGAATCACTCGGTTATCAATCATACAGAATACAACCGATTGGTGATGAAGACATGGGACCATATCGGGTAATACCTCTGGATCAATCTGGAGCACCGACAACAAATCAACCTAATGTTGTTCCAACATCTACACCTGAAACAGAATCAAGTCAATCTAATGTTGTTGCAACATCTACACCTGAAACAGAAACAAGTCAATTGGTTGATAACTACAAACCAATGTCAGCAACTAATATTCAGCCTGAGGATTTAATTTATAATTCAATAAGTGAAGCAAAAGAAGGCGCTGAAGAATTAGGTTTTGAAGAATATAGAATAGAACCGATTGTTGATGAAGAAGGAAACGACACTGGTCAACATCGACTCGTCAATAAATCATCAGAAGATCAAGTAGCGATGGTTCTTCCTTTCATCGTACCTTCATCACCGCGTAGAGCGCCACAACCAATATCGGCTAGATCAGGTGAAGGTCCAAAATCAAATGTCGAGAGGCCGCATCCTCATAGAAGAACGTCTGATACTTACGGTCAACAGACTCACTACACATAAAAAACCCCGCCGAAGCGGGGTTCAAAATCACCAGAACGATTTATTCAGCAGCGAGTTTCTTGAAAAAATCTAGAGACTCGTCATCATCATCAAAGTTCTGTTGTTTTGGTTCTTCAGGTTCTTGAATCTGTTGAACCTTAGGTTGTGCAACAGGCGGTGTCCAAGCAGGCGCATCTTCTTCATCATATGATTCAGCACTCGTCTGTACCTGTGCTTCACCCAAAACCTTTGCAAGTTTTGCAGAGAGTTCAGCATACGACTTGTAGTTAGCTGGATCAACAAACTCATTGAGTCCGTGTTCGGAGTTCCATACTGATTCAAGTTCTTCATCGTCATCAAACAATGCAGAGGGAGAATCGAACGCAGACTTATCATAGTTGCGATAACCTTCTACTTGACGGATGCGAAGACGGAAGTTTGCACCTTCCCAGAGATCAAAGGGATTGACCGCATCTTCATCTTCAAATTGAGGATGCATCAGATCATTGATCTTGTCGAAGATTTTCTTACCGTACTCGTACAGAAAGACCTTGCCTTCATTCGAAGGGTTCGCAGGATCACTCACAACATAGATGTTGCTGATGTGATGCAGACGGCGTTTCTGTTTTCGAGCGACTTCTTTATCAGCATCGATACCAGAGTTCCACAGTTTAGAGTTATACTCTGAGACAGGATCATCTTGACCAATAGTGGTCAATGACTTCTCAATGTACCAACCACCAGGTCCTTGAAAACCGTGGTCCCAGTATCGAACAAAAGGAACTTCTTCACCTTGCGGTGCAGGCAGGAAACGAATGATAGCAGAACCGTTACCGGCTTTATCTACTGTAGGTTTCCAGAATCGGTCGTCAGCACCGCCAGAGTTGTTATTGCTCTGTGTCTTTTCAGCGGCTGCTGAGAGTTTTTCGAATTGTGAAGCACGAGACTTCTTGAGTTGTGAAAACGAATTTGTCATATGTATTTCCTTGTATTAACAATGTATAAACAGTGTATTTTCTTGTCCACATTATTCATAATGTATACAGTGTATTCTACAGGTATTACTCGTATATGTCAAGCAAAACCTGTTTGTACCTATGATAATCTATCTTTGAGTTTATGAAGGGTGCGTACTTCTCAATACCTTTCTTCATTCTAGGCCACAACAGTTTGTCATCAATCTGTGCATCCCAGTAGTCGAAACACTTCACGACTCTCTGAATGATTACCATCGTTTCTGGTGATACTGCCTTTCGTTTGTATGCAAATACAATCTTAGGCCATTCACCATCTCTTACTGTCAGTGCGTCATCTAATGAATCGAACTCTGACATTTCAGTCTTGAAGATATACTCCATCGACTGAATTCTTTTCTGCATGTCGGCGAATGCAGATTTATATTCTTCAGAAAAAAGATCACCGACCCACAAGTCTGGTTTCTTCATGAATGATGATACCAGATACATATCTAAATCTTTTTTCTTTGATAATTTATAGAAGTGATACTTATCTTTTCTCACTTCAAATTTTGTCACACTTGCATTGATAACTCCACTATACTTGAAGTAATCATAACTGTCTGATGTAAAGTGAAGTTTCAATGCATGAAATAATTTATACGCATCAAATGGTGTCATAACGGTAATTGCGAAGACTTCTCCAGAAAGTTTAGTGATTCAGCATCTTCTTGAAGTTTAGCTTTCAATAATGCATTCTTACGAATAAAATCGCCGATACTTTCTATTTCAAGATCCTTCTTTTCACAGTAATGCAGTACAGCATCGAGGTAACTCACTTCTTCTGAATTACCCCGGATGATTTCTATTTCTTTTAGAAACTTAGCAACATCTTTTGACTGTAGTGCGTCATTATTAATTGATTGCATCCGAATTACTCGTCTTTCTTAGCAGCAGATTCAAGATCAGCAACCATCTTTGCCTTTGTTTTGCGCTTGTCAAGTTCAACACCAATTTCACGACCGAGTTCTTCGATCTTGTCTTTGGTCATCTTCATGAGTTCGTCAGCAGAAGGAATCGCACCAAGAGTTGCCTTCAGTTCATCGATCTTGTCTTCGATCTCTTCGACTTCCTCAGCGAGTTCGTCTACAGCTTCATCAGCTTTGTCCGTTGCCATGTCCATGAAGGCAAGAATCGGATGTCTATAGAACCAAGCACCGCCCAACACAGCACCAACTACAACAACAAAAATAATAAATTCGAACATTTCTCTCTCCTAATTGAGTGAACAACGATACTATTTATAAAAAAAGGGAGGGTGCAGGTCTCTCCCTGCACCGTTTCTCCCAAAGTGTTATGCCGCTTCGGCATACTCAACTGCAAGACCCAAGGCGTTGATGTTACGATCCTTGTTCGTGCCATACCAAACAGACTGCATACGAGTATCAGGATTGTGTCCTGTGGTGTGATTGGTCATGTACGTGACTGCATTGTAAGCAGACCACCATGAACCAGCACCAAACTCAGCACCAGGTTGGGTCTCAACAATCTCCATCGCCTCAACAGCATTGCGTGATGCGACCTTCTCGCCTGCTTTGAACTGCTTCATCAACTCGTCAAACGAGACAGCACCAGACTTGGTAGAAGTCTTAGGAAAGACGCGAGTGAAGTACTCAAACAGAGAGTCTTGAGTGTATCGCTTCTCGCTCAGGAACTGAGCCATCTCGCGATACTTGTCCATCTTCTCGTGTGCTTCATTGAGCGCCATCTTCACTTTCTCTGCATCAAACGATGAACGGTGATTCAGTGAGATGCCGAGAGACGCTTTGCCACTCAACGACATCGACAGCGTGTTGTTGCACACGACACGGATCGGAGTGAAACGAATGTCAACACCCTTGCCGTAGTTATGAGGGTTAGACAGAAGCAGGTAAGAATCGACCTGATCTTTTCCACCAAACAGTGAGAAAGACTCGTTGACTTTCGCAAGACCCCAGATGATCTGTCCGTCTTTGAGAGAACCTGCGGTATGCATTGACATGCCACCCGCTTTCACGTAGTCATCGAAGAACTCAAACGCCTCTTCGTTCTGGACAGGAATCCAGTTGTCAGAAACGATATCAAGATACTTGTTATCGCTTGAACGAACAAGCGCCTGACGCTTAGGTGCGCGTACCATCTCACCGTTGCGAGAATAGAACACATCCTCTTTCTCTACAGTCCAGTCAAGACCAGCGGCTTGCATCATCTCTTGTGGAGTCAGGTCATCCCCGACTTGAACACCAAGACCGTGCCAAGGTACCTCACCAACATAAGCCATTTGAGCCTGACCGTTTACAAATTCAATTTCATGTGCCATGATATATTTCCTCTTCAGTTAAGTTTTTACCACACTATGGATTAATTATCTCAAAAAAATTGTTCGTTGTCAAGTTTTTTCGAAAACTTTTTGCCAAACATTATCAGCAGTGAACACAAAACTACCAACAAACTCAAAACGGTCCCAGTTCTCTATCATGCTTAGAATATGATCAGTACCAGTCCAATAAAGATGATATACTGTACCGACTCTAGGTATAAAATTGTACCTTGCGTTGTAGACCAGTTCGGTCTCTTTAGCCAATCGAACAATTTCATCATACTCTTTCTGTAATGCATCGATGCGGCCTTTAAAATAGTTTGCTGCATTAACACCGCGTTCGTTTTTGAAGGTATCAACATCTGGAATGACAATCTGAGGCGCACTGATGTTACTGCCATAAGGTAGAATGTTTGCGTCTTCAGAAAAACTATCAGGTCGTTTCGACATTACCTCCTCATATGAGCGATATCGGTCGCTTCTTGCTGATTGATTACGGGAACTGCGTTTGACTTGTGCATTGTTGCGATGCCAGTAACAAGCGTTCCAGTGTAACGAGGTGTTTCTCTGCGTGGCGCAGTTCCATTGTCTGTACTGCGAGATGCACACAGATCAAACCCAGAATCACGGCGATACACGCTAGTGGGTACATAGGGTTTGAACGAAGGCGGTTGATATTTTTGATATACTTCTCCACGGGTTTTACTCTTCTTCCGTTTTCGACCAGACATATCATACTTATACGAATTAGTAAACATCATACCCATAACTATACTCCTTCACGAGCTGCGCGAACTTTCTCCATATGTCGCTTAGACTTCAACCATGATTCAGGATCGCGGGGTTTCGGCAGTGATAGTTTTAGTTTACGTGATTTGAATTCAGATTTCAAGAATTGCGCTGCATCACGTGAGATAAATCGCGAAACAAGTTTCAACAGGTTAATTCGAAACTGTACGCTGTGATTCATACACTTGGGTAAACAGTGAGTCATTTCATGAATCATGGTGTACTCATCGAGACCCGTTTTGGTTGACAACTCTATCATGTGTCCCCACGAACGACCAGCGGTGCGGCGACCCATACGTTTGTTATCGATCAAAGACACTGATCGACCGTTCGACAACTCATTCCACAACTTGGAATTAAGTATCTGTTTCATTCGTTTCTCAGCTTCATTGATAGACTTGAAATTCTTAATCGAATCTTTCATCTTTCGCTGCATCGCCCATTCTGACCTGTACACCTTCATACGGTCAGAGTCACGAGAGCCGTTCATGCCGCCTCTCTCTGAAGCGCGTGTTTTATTGCTGTAGTATTTACAGTATTGTTCAATGTCAGAAGGATGCCAATCAGAATCACGTAATGAATCAATCAATTGCTTAGGCGCATTATAAAAGTAATACATTACGCTGTTTCCTCAACAAATGCGTTCTCTTCATCAACTATATCCATCAGATCAACACGCAATTCTGCTATCAATCTAATGGTATCATTCGACACTGCACCAGGTCGAACAGAGTTGACGGAGTGAATACAGTTCATTGCTTCATTCAAAGCATCCAGTTTTTCACTTGCTTTTTCGATTTTCATTACGCTGCCTCCTGAGGAGCATACTTGTCAAACCACGCGCTGAGGTCCTTGTAAAGGACCACATCGCCATTTACCATCTCATAAGAGACACCATGATGCACCCGAGTGCCATCGTTCAGCACATCATAAGCACTAAACTGCTTCGCAATCTCATGGCGCATATAGCCGTACTCACCGTTAATGGTGGTGCGGTGGAAGGACACACGGTCCTCCTTCACAGTACCAAAGTACGGAGTATCCCACTCCTCACAGTGGTCCTCGACACGAAAGTCGATGTCATCGACCACAGTCTCGCCGATTGAGTACTCCTCCCACGCCTCACTCTTCTCAGTGATAGCGGCCTCAACACGCGCCCACCACTCGGGGTCCACGTTCTCCTCGATGGAGACATTGAAGATGTAGGTGTTGCCACCTTTGAACTTCCAGTACTGCGGGCACTCGCCCTCGCCATCCCAGTCGTGGGCACCGTAGTTTTCGCGGATTTGGGTTTGAATAATTGCTTTCATATCAATGTCCTTTCATCAAATTACGGGAGTATTATATCAAAACCAGACGCACCTGTCTGTGAACTGGTTCACAAAACCGAGCGTGAATATTTCACAGACAATAGTCGGTCAAATCAAACGGAGTGAAGGTGTACAACGGAGCACCAATCTCTTGGCCGCACAGGCGCGCTTGAATGCACCATTCATCCCATTCTTCATTAAAGAAGACATTAACAATACCAACATAGGTATTGAACTCCGGTGAAAACGCGGTTTTGTACATTTTCAGTTTTGCTTCAGTCATTACGCAGCCCTCTTGTTAGCAAGTTCACGGTGAATAGTCTTTTTTCGACCAACATTGTAGTATGATTCTTTGAAACCAATCCTGCGAGACAGACTCAGAGACTTCTTTGCCTTCTGAGCAGGCAAGACATGAATCTTGCCGCCTCGCGCCAAAAACTGTTCAACTGTCTCAATCATTACGCAGCCTCCAATTCAGTGGTTTCTTCAATCGGGAACACCCAGAAACGCTTGGGAACCTTCTTAAACTTGGTCTCTCCAGTCGTGGGGTCTTCGACCTTCTTCGTTACGACTCGCACCAACTCAATACCAGTACCTGCCGCCACGCGGCGTCCAATCGACTTGGCCTGCATGAAGGTGAGAAATCCTTCAGACTCATACTCAGCAAGTATGTCAGCATTCTTTCCAGTGTAGGCGTTACCAGTCACGTAATTAATCATCAAATCAATCCTCTTTCATCAGATTACGGATAGGAGGCTACAGGAGTTCGGTGAAAATGTCAACTCGTAAGTCATTGATTTCCAACGACTTTTCCAGCGATTGTAAGTTATTGATTTTATTGAAGTTTTTCCGAAAAAAAATTAACTTTTTTCATGAAATTTTTCGTAAATTTTACACATTTTGATCGAAAAAATCGATAATAGATGGTTATATCCAGTAGGTGGTTATAACATTCCTCTATTGTAGAGGTCGAAGAATTTTCGCGTCATGGGTGTCCATTCTGATAGTTCCTCGGTGAAGACCACGGGTTCATTCGAATCGTGAACAGCCATCAGTATCACGATCTGGTCTATTTTCATATCATAATGTTGTTCGACCATGTCGGCATACGCAGCGCCTTGCATAAAGTAGTTTTTGATCTGACTACGTGTTTTGCGTTTCTTTGAAGTCTTGAAGTCCAGTATTGTGTTCTTACCGTTGTATCGACAAATCAAGTCAGCAGTACCTGCCGCTTTGAGAGAGTCACTATACATCTGCAATTCAACACCATAGACTTCATCGACATTTTCATCAAGAAAAGGTTTGATAGTTTTGAATGTAGTCCAAGCAATAGGGTTTAGGTTTTCTTCAGTAAGTATATTCAGCATATACTTTTCCGCGATATCATGAACCGCGGTACCAGCAACAGATGCTTGGCGTGAGATACGGTTTGCCTCTTTTTCACCGACACGTGCGCGCCAGATAGCAATACCTTTTTTATTGAGGTAAGAAAGAGCTGTAGTGACGGAGGTGTATTTGTCACCCGATTCCGTCACGTACAGTCTTTTACCATCCTCGTTTATTCGTTTAAGTATCTTAGGCTCAAATAGTTTAAGCGCAAAGTCCGAGTTGTTGCCTAGCAATGATATACTCCTTCACTAATAAACTTCGCACAATATCTTCCTCTGTGAATTCAATGTGATCGAAGTTTGATAATCTATCAATAATCTTCATAAACTGGATCAGACCTTCTTTGTCTTGTCTCTTTACAAGATCACTTTGTCTGAAATCACCGCAAAAAATAACTCGGCAGTTATCGCCTATCCTTGTTATGAGTGAATCTAACTCATGAAAATTCATGTTGTTTACTTCATCCACTATAACAATTGAGTTGTTCAATGTCAAGCCCCGGACGAACGATGTACACATGAATTGCACCAGACGTTTGTGCTTTAGTATTTCATATGCGTCACCACGGCCGAAGAGTTCATTACAAATTGCTTTGTAAGGTTCCTCGTAAACTCCTATTTTGTCGCTTTCTTTGCCTGGAAGGAATCCGATATCTCGGGTAGGGACAACACTTCTTACAATTGTAATGTTGTCGTAACAGTTATCTTCGCCTTGATTACTGAAGATTTCATCGAGCGCAAGATAAAGTGATATGAAGGTCTTACCTGTGCCGGCCATGCCGTGTAGTAGTAAGTGGTTGCCTTCATCGTAAGAGTCGAATGTCTCTTGTTGTGTTAATGTTTTAGGTACAATATTCGCTAGTTTCATGCCTCTCTGTGGTACTTGGTCGCGTTCATCTAATATTCCGTGTTTCTTCAGTGTGCGCCGTTGTCTCTTTGAAAGTGCCATATGATAGACCTTATTGTTGGTTAATGGAAATTACACCCTCATTACCAAGTGTTGATGTTTGACCTCCTATTTCCTTTTTTGATGGTTTTTAAAAGATCGCGAAAATTATCATCAGGTTTCATTCTACCTGAATCGCGAACTAATGTGCTGGATCCGATAACGGTAGAGAGATGTGGATTACTCTCTCTGAAGGCGTCTAACTCGGAGATTTTCATGAAGTGTTCTTCTATCTCGCCAGAGTCAGCGTTTTTGAAAGTATATGTCGGCATATTGGTATTTATCTAGAAACGAAGTCCGAGGACCATTCATCGTACTCTACATGAGAAATATCTTCTACATTATTTGAACGAAACATGTTCTTTAATCTTTTTTCGTTCTTTTTCTTAACGTTAATATTTTTCTTTGGGCCATCGTAGAATCGTCTTTCAACACTACGATTGTCACGCCGTGTCTTACTCATTGTTTTCTCCGTCAGATCGGTAAGTTTGGAAGTGCTTCTTTTACAAGTTTCTTGGTGATGCCTTTGTACGGTATTTTTTTATCTTTTACCGAACAGACAAGTTTAGCCTCTTCTGGATGTATACTCTCCAAAAGATCGATGAAAAGTGATTCTCTTTTTATCTGATGTACATTAGTATTCACGGGTTCAATAAACAAATAAAACTTCCTAAGTTCTCTGTATAAACCAGAATCATTTGATTGTCCCAGTTCATTTGGTTTATAGGGGGGTTCTCCAGGTGGTAGTGCAAACTTAACATCTGGATTAAAAACCCATTCGAAAAATTTCAACATGACTGGATTTCCTTGATGATATCTCAGATGTTGTATTTTTTCTTTCTTTGTAGGTTTTTCAGAAACTTCTTCTAAAATTTTACTCACTAAAGGTAGTGCCATTATTATCTCCAAAATCAAATTCTAATTGTTTTTTATTAAAAAATGTATCTCTCTGATACATCGTTTGTGCAAAATCTTGCAAAGGGTGTTCTATGTCGGACATTTTACACAACAACGAACGTATCGACTCATAAACAAAAGATGTTTCATAGATCAACTCGTCTCCATCAAATTTTGCAGAAAAACCGGCCGTGTCTATGTCTATCAACATATTTTCTATCAAAAATTCTGATGTAACAATTATATCGTCATCAAGAGCAAGTTCATAATTTTTCTGATCTTCAATCTGTTGCATTCTTTTATGAAGAGGAAACTGTATTACATTTTCTGCCATACTCGTACCAACGTTCAGCTGTGGTCTCATTGGTATTTATGAGGTCTTATAGTTGAACAGTTGCGATTCTTGCTTAGGAAACGATGTATCTTCAACCTGCATTACTAGAGCACGCATTAACGCAATCCATTCATAGATTCTATAATCCCAGTTGTAGAAAGTATCCGCATAAGTTTTCATAGGACTCAATTTAGAAAGATATGATTGATTACCATAATTTTCTATCGCATTATCCAAAATGTTGTATAACATGCCTGCATGTGAATTTACATTCTCGTGCATCTGATACATTTGTGTCCAGTTTGCGGCAGTTTCAGGCAAGGCAGCAAAATTACTATGTATGCACACAAGACCAGCGGACATTGCTTCCATCAAACACATACAAGATGTTTCAGCCCATATTGAAGGGTATGCAAAGATATGCGATTTCTGTAACGCTTCTCTCACCACATTATTTGGTGCAGTGCCGTGATACGTCATGTTAGGATGTTGTTCAATTTTTTTGAACACCTCTTCATATTGTACATCACGTTCTTCCCATCCATAAAGTTTGAATGAAGAGAATACATCAAGGTGTATATGAGGATATTTTTCTGATAATTTTTCTACGACAGGTGCAAGTATAATCAAACCTCTATGAGGTGTCGGAGTATAGATTATATTGAGTCTTTCTTTAAAATCAGGTTTCTCGTGTTCTGCAATCGGAATAATTGCGTTTTGCAACACGACACAATCAGACCAGTTAAGATCATACATGTTGATATAGTTTTGCATCTGCCAATTGGAGACAAACACATACTTGTGAAATCTATTTTTCTTGTTTTTATCTTTCAGAAACTCAGACTCAGGATCTCCAGGTAAGTCATGAGCCCAAAAGATACGAATCTTATCCTCATCTAACTCACGAACACGCGATGAAACAATCTGAAATTTTTTCAACAACTCCGCATCAGTCGTAGAAAGTCGTTTTGCTAACTCTTTTGTCAACGTCTCTGTACCGCCGTTTGAGTTTAAATTGGTCTCATTCGGTTGATACTCACCATTCAAAATTTGCGACATTATATCTCCTAACTTGTTACCAATTCAGGCAACGCTTTTAAAAATTCATTGTAAGTGTATGTGTTGTCTTCATTGACAATCAACGGCGCAGATCGAACATTCGGATATTCTTCCATAAACTCTTCACGTGTAATATCAACACCGATCTCAACAGTCTGATACGATACGCCTTTTGCGTTCATCATGTTTTTGGCTGTGTCGCACTGAGGACAGTTGCCTTTTGTGTATATTCTAATCATCTAAACTCACCAGTTGTTTTGAATTTATCTTTACACCTATAAACTCGTTATAGTAGCTCTCAGTTAACAGAACATTTCTATCGACCTGTTCTTTCATTTCATAATAAGAACATTGTGTTTTTGTCTTACATAAGTGTAACACACTTCGATGAAACTTGTCAACACCAAGTCTTTCTATGTCCTCTAATAATTTATTAGACGAACCGTAATACGTTTTCCAATCCGATTCGACTCGCTTAATTCGTCTTCTTTTCTTTCCTTTCAAGGGCGGCAGTTTTTTATTTGACCAAAAAAACTTTTTACCCACGTAATATTTTAAGTCTACTGTATTATGTATCAAATACACCATACCAGTATAGTCTATCACATCATCAGTTTCAAGTACAACGTCATTATAATACCAAGGATTATTATATGACGCTAACACCATTCATCATCCTCTAGATCAATAGTGAAGTCTTCAATGTTGGCACTACAGATAGGACAAAATTGAACCTCGACCTCCACTTCATCTTCATAGTTTGATTGCAACACAATCACATCACATTTGACCTCACATGATATACAGTTTATTGTTTTTCTTTTCATCTACAATTTAAATCCTTTGAATGTTGATTCGTCTACGTCTTTTTTGATTCCTCCGACAATATAGGAAGTAATTTCTGTTTCTTGAGGAGCGACCTGTACATCAGAACCGCTAATCCATTTTTCTGTCCAAGGCAAAGGGTTGTTTGAAGTTCTAGAGCCTAGACCGATTGAATGAAGTCTTTTTGCAACAATGAAGTCAACATAATCACATAACAGATTCTCGTTTAATCCAATCATTGATCCGTCTTTGAATAGATACTTCGCCCATTCTTTTTCCTGTCGTGCAACATCTTGAAAAATTTGCATGACTTCATCTTCGCACTCTTCTGCTATTTTAGCGTAATCACTGTCCTCTTTTCTCAACAACTTAATCATCTGTTGCGTTGATGCCATGTGTATGTTCTCATCGCGAGCAATAAACTTAATGATCTTCGCATTACCTTCCATCTTCTTGAGTTCAGCAAAAGCCCACGAACAGGCAAATGACACATAGAATCGAACACCTTCCAATGCATTGACAGCATTCAAACACAACCACAATGCTTTCTTATGTGCATATGATCCATAAATGTCACGTTTTTTGGTGATGTTAATTAGTCCGTCATAATACTTAGAGATAGATTCAGCACAGTCAACAATTTCTTGAATGTCTAACATCTCATCGAATACTCTTGAAGGGTCGCTGTAGATATTACGAATGATATGCGTATACGAACGAGAGTGAATAGTCTCAAAGAATGACCAAGAGATGATCCAATTTTCCAGTTCAGGTAACGAACAGATATTGAGAAACGCCTCAATAGGTCCTCGGCCTTGTACACTGTCGAGAAGAATCTGTCGTTTCAGATTGCTGGTAAAGATGTGTTGTTCATGATCATTCAACGTTTTGAAATCTTTACCGTCACGACTAATATCAACCTCTTCTGGTCTCCAGAAAAACCCTAGTTGTTTTTCAGTAAGTTTTTCGAAGATTGTATAGCGTTGCTTATCATACCGAGCTATATTTAATGACTCACCAAAAAATGCTGGTTGAGTCATGTTATCAACAAACTTATTGTTAAAGATCATTTTAATCCTCTAGATCAAGAGTAAATGTTACATCAATGTCGCCTAGATCATCTAGATCAGATAAAGTAAAGTTTGTATGACAAATATCATCATTGATATCGTAACTTATATTCTCAGGAAAAACTTGTATTTCTCCTGTATTGGTAACAGTTGTTTCCAGATCATAGTCATCAAAAGAAACGTTCACCGTGATATCCTCTTCGGTTTGTTTTTTGAAGATTCTATCCCAATTGTCATCGAATGTTTTTTTACCAATATTCATAGGCCTTCTCTTGCTCCCTTTACCAGACATTTCTCACCTCAAATTTTACATGATTCACAGTCATCATCTTCGACTGTACTTTGTTGTAGTTCAGTTGTTTCTCTATCTTCAATTTCACCCGCACCATCATATGTATTAAAATAATATAACTGTTTTCCACCATACTTGTAAAAAGTCAGTACATCTTTCAACATATCAGACAGAGGAATTTTCTCATCTTCATAATGCAAAGGATTATAACTTGTGTTTACACTGATACCTTGATCAATAAATTTTTGAAGAACCGCACAAATCTTTAGGTAACCTTCAGGTGATTTTTGATCCCACAACAAGTCATACTTGTTTTTTAATTTATGTATACCGGGAACTACCTGCTTCAGAACACCGTCTTTAGACTGTTTGATAGACACCAGGGAACGCGGTGGTTCAATTCCGTTGGTGCTGTTACTGATCTGTGCAGATGTCTCCGCAGGCATCAAGGCCATCAATGTAGAGTTACGAATACCAGTCTCCATCAGTTGATGGCGCAGTGAGTTCCAATCCATATTATACTCTGGTACTACCAGTTCGTCAACATCTTTCTTGTATGTATCAATCGGTACTGTACCTCGACCATACTTCGTATCATTGTTTTTCAGACAGGCGCCTTTCTCTTTTGCAAGATCAGCAGATGCTTGAATCAAATAGAATGACCATGCTTCTGCGTATTCATGTTCCAACTTCAGATCCGGTTCTTGATATGTTGATCCGTGTTTTGCAAGAAAGTATGCAAGATTGATAATACCAACACCCAGAGGTCTGCGATTCTTTGTAGACTTATGTGCCGCAACTACTGGATAATCTTGATAATCTAATAGTGCATCAAGACAACGCACTGCAAGTGTACAGGGTTTTTCAAAGTCTTCTGGCTTTTTAACTTTACCCCAATTGATTGCAGCAAGTGTACATAAACTAATCTCGCCTTCATCGTCAAAAATATTTGTCAGAGGTTTAGTCGGTAGATTAATTTCACAACAGAGATTTGATTGTTTGATTGGCGCAATTTTAGGATCAAAAGATGAATGGTCATTGGCGTTATCAACATTCATCAAATAGATACGTCCAGTGTCCTTCCTCTCTTGCATAAACGAAGCAAAGAGATCAGATGCAGGTACTGTTTTCTTTCGAACAGAATATGCTCTCTCATATTTTTCATACAACTCTTTGAATTTTTCTGAATCTTCAAAAAACGCATCATAGAGACCGGGTACATCATTCGGCGAAAACAGAGTAATGTTCTCTCCTGCCAATAGACGTTCATAAAACAAACGGCTGAATTGAACGCCGTAGTCCATATGACGTACACGATTCTCTTCAGTACCTTTATTGTTCTTTAGTACAAGAAGGTCTTCTACTTCGAAGTGCCAGATCGGGTAGTAAACAGTAGCTGCTCCACCGCGCACACCGCCCTGTGAACAGGACTTAACAGCACTTTGAAAATATTTAAGGAAAGGTGTGACACCAGTATGAGAAGTGTCACCACTCCTAATAGTAGAACCAATAGCACGGATGCGACCGGCACCGATGCCGATTCCAGCTTTTTGAGAAACATACTTGACGATTGCGCTTGATGTTGCATTGATAGAATCCAGTGAGTCATCAGTTTCAATTAATACGCACGAGGAGAATTGTCTCTGAGGTGTGCGTACACCTGCCATGATAGGAGTCGGAAGACTAATATCAAAGTTACTTAATGCGTTATACAGATCAACAACCCACTGTAATCTGTCTTCGCCGTAATTGCTAAACAACGTCATTGCGATACACATCATTGCCATCTGTGGCGTTTCATGTATCTGTCCAGTGACACGGTTTTTAACAAGATATTTTCCGCGCATTTGTTCCATTGCGGCATACGTTAAATCAAAATCTCTATCGTGCGCGATCTTTGTGTTCAGCCATTCGATATCATCACGTGAGTACTTGTCCATTAATACACCATCGTATCGAAAATTGCCTACTTGTTCAACGATATGTTCTGTCAAAGAAGGAGGTTCAAATTTACCATAGACCTCTTTCCTTAATGCGTAGTTGATCAGTCTACCGGCAACGTACTGGTAGTTTGGAGAATCTTCTGTGATCAGATCGGCGGCTGCTTTAATCAACGTCTCTTGTATATCAACAGTCTTGATGTTGTTATAAAACTGTAGATGCGTTTTGATCTCTAGCTCTGAAGGAGAAACACCAGTCAAACCTTCACATGCAAAATGTGCAACTTTGTGAAACTTGTTTAGGTCAAGAACTTCTTTATCACCATTTCTTTTTATTACTTGTGTATCCATTATAACCCTGCCTCTTCTAAGGTCATGTCAATTGCGCCAGACTCAATTAACTTGCGTCTATTATTCATATGCATTTGTTGTATTTCTTCTTTGCTGCCGCCTAGATACGGTGTGGCATAACCGTCACGTAACATAATGTCGCTGAGTTCAATCCATGCATCAGTAGTAGCGTCAAAAACAATAAAGGTTCCCAGTGTTCGACCGTACTTACCGCTTGCATCATAGGCCTTCGTTACAAGTGTTTGTCGAGATCCAACTGGTAAGGTAGATTCTACGAAACTTTTGCTGAGCAATCCAAATTGTTTTTCTACTAGGTCGGTTGTTCTGCTTTCCGGCGCGTCAATGCCGCTTAAGCGAATTCTGCAATTTCTTTTCCACATATCAAAACCGAGATCAACAGAAACATCAACAGTGTCACCGTCTACAACGCGGTCTATGATACAACTATACTGGTACATTCTCATCTCCATAAAGTTTTTTAAATTCCATCAGGTTCATATCACGTGTTGCAAAAGAACCTACGCCCAGAACATAATTTTCGGCAACATCTTCTGCCCACCTTTCAGACTTATCTGAAAAAAGTTCTGTCCATATTAATTTATCCTTATTGTAAAATCTAACATAGAAATGATAATCGTCTTTGCAGACATCCGCTCTGCGTCCAGCATAATCAGATGGTTTATCGCCGTAGTAAGTAGAGATAACTTTTTCAATCATGTTCTTCTCCATGCAGTAAATAATAATTTTGCTTCTAGACCTTGCGAGGTGTTATTGTTTAACAATTTGTTTATGTTGTTGCACTCTTTCTCGTTTATCATGTCGTTAACATCTTTCTGTTTGATAAATTCAGGCCATATAACCACTTTGTGATTCATATCGACCACTTTCTGTATTTTAGCGCAGGTTTCTTTTGAACGAGGTTCATTATCATAAACGAATACCGAATTCTTATTAACAAAAGTCCAATCGATAGATCCACCGGCCATTGCGATTGAGTTCTCAACGAACATACTATCAATTGGTCCCTCCAATATATAGTGTACTTTATTTCTGTCACATGTGTCAAGACCAAATATTTTAGGTTTACTATCATTTAACATTATTGTGATATAACGAATAGAGTTATTAGAGAAAGCACGGCCTTGAAAACCGAAAAGATTTTTTTCTTCATCAAGAAATGGTATGATCAACCGAGGTTCATCATTTTTTTCACTCTGAAATTTATCAGGAACTATCGAATTAACAAACTTCTTGAATTTAGGTGCATAGAACAGTTTAGAGTGATAAGTATTAGGTATGTCTCTATTGATAACATACTTTTTGACAGGATGATCCCATGCCAATTGAGATACTTTTTTTAGTTGTCGAAGAGGTGTTGCTTTGATAAAAGAAGGCGTCTTCATCTTATCAGCAAACAATTCTACATCACTCTTGACATGGTTAGTGCCAGACAATGAAAGTTTTTCAAATGAATATTCTTTAAACAGAGAGTTGTCTATTGTCTCAATAAACTTGGATAGACCGAGTGTAATGTTGCAGTTGTGACAATGATATAAGTAACCACCATCATCAGAAGGAAAAAGAAAACCTCTGGCTTTACTTCTATTTTTTTGAGAGTCACCACAGATAGGGCAACGGAAGTTATATGTCTTGTTACTTACTCTACGGAATCGTTCAAGTCTAGAAGACACAAGACCAATATACTTTTGGTCCAACCACATAATATACTCCAAATAATATTCAATACGCTACACAGCGATTGTATCAATTATGCACTATGTTGTCAACCAGCAATGAAATGAGATGCGAATGCTGCGGCGGCTACACTGATTGCGATCCAGAACAATCTAGAAATAGTGTTCATCTGACTTTCTTGTTTAACTAATCTTGACTCAATCTCATCTAACTTTCTACCATGAGCATTCAGACGGTCGTAAGCCGCGGTGTTATTTTTTTCCATTGAGACGAGTTTTTCCTCGGTACGCGCAAGTGCAACCATAGCGTCAGATAACTGGTCGATCTTTTTTTCTATTCTATCTAAACGACCGTCATCGCGGCGTCTTTCTGGACCGTCATACATCTTTAATTTCCTAAGAAAGGTATTTTGAAATTACTATCAGATGTATCAGAAACAACCTCTTCGGTCTCTTCAGGCACGTCCGACAATTCTGCTATGCTTTGCTCATAATAAACTAAGATTGCTTTTTGTTGATTAATATATCTTCTCAACTCTGCAACATTCATCGAAATGTTTTCGTAATCAGGAATGCTTATCGCAAAGAAAACAAGATCGCCATTTTCTTTTTCAAATCTTTCTACAAACTCATCTATGTTTTCTGTAGTTACTGCATAAAACTCTATATCAAAAAGATTCACCGGCTTCGGGTGTGGTTGAACCGGTATTGTCTTAGAAACATACTTAGTTCTAAGTATGACTCTTTCTTGTACTGTCGTACAACCTATTAGGCTACTGATCAGTAGCAGCGCCAGTATCGGCTTCAAGGTCTTTAAAAATTTGTGCAGTCGCATTGTTTACCCTTGTCTCTATCATTCCTGGTCTTTGCAGTGTCAATTTTGTTAAGTCATGATCTCTCAATTTGTTTATCAACTCATCCTGATATTCTTCTGCTTCTTCTGCTCTTTCTCTTAATGCATCAATCTGTCTCTGCGCGACTTCAAAATTATTTCGTATCGTCTCTAATGACTCAGCATTGTCTCTTGCAGCAACCGTCAATTGTATATTGTTCTCTCGTAAATTTGCAATTGTTTCTTGCGTGTCTGTGTAATAGAAATAACCACCACCAAAGATGCCAGTGAAAAGTAATATCATAAACAACAATTGCATTATTTAAGTTCTCCAATAAGTCTATTCAGTAACTCTTGTTCTTTCTTGTTTCTTTTCTTTAACTTCTTCCTTGATCGTTCTGGTACGCCTGGTTCACCATCTGGACCCACACCGATGCCTGCGATGTTACCACCGCCAGCCGCATTCGTAGGTATCTCTTCATTCAGTGATTCTACTTCTTTCATGTAATGATGTAGGCATTCTTCTAGATATTCTAGATCATCAGGATCAAGTTCTTGTTCTTTGATTAACAACAGAGCGGCCGCAAACGTTCCCAACCTGCTTTTTCCACCGGGAATTTTGTTTAATAATTTTTTTAGATTACCAACAAGTCTGTCGAAGTATCCCCAAGACCGATCTTGTTCGCCAGTTCGATCTTTCTTCGAGGTGATGACTTTTCCATCGGCGTCAATAACCCCTGTCTTGAATGCCTCCCACTCCTCAAAAGGAGTAACAAGTCTTTTCAAGAACATGTAAACTGCTGCTATGTCAAATACGCCTTTAGCCACTATATTTCCCTTAACTTGCCTGCTATAATTGCATCAATTACTATATCAGATGATCTAATTATTTCTTTCTCTGCAACATCATAGATAAAATCTGGCATGTAACTCATGTATACCAGAAATGTCTTTAAAATGGGCCAATGTTTTTCTTCTATCTTTAGAAAAAGCATTCTTGTTACGGCATGATATTCAAAGACATTATATAGTGTAATCAAATGATTTAAAATCAGACGTTCTTTCAATTCATCGTTCTCATAATACCGAGTGAACAATCTTTTCAAATATTTAAATCTTTTAATTTCTTCTTCAAATTCTTCATCAGCGTAGTATACAGATGTATAGTTTGCCGCCGCATAGAGATTAAAATTAGATTCATTCAAATTCATATTATTTTTTCATTATGTACCTAAAAAAGTAACCCCACGGGGTGCGCTTGTTTTGTAAACAGAGGCGTGTGGGGTGTTTTTAATTAAGAATCAGGGAATTGCGTATCGTCAGCTGTACCTGAAGTATTCGCTACATCGGTTGTTGACTGGTTAGCAGTGTTACTTGAGTCGCCAGTAGCAAATGCAGAAGCAGACAAAGCGACAAGTGTTTCGTGAAGTACACGACTGCCTACAGTTCTTCTGTAAACCCAACCAGGTCCTACAGAACCTTTGCCGTCACCACGTGCAGCAACAGTTTCGTCAGCATCTACACCGAATACGGTTGAACCGAACTCAGTTTGTCCAGATTCACCGGTGTCGGCTCTTGCAACGAACTTGGGTGCGTCAGAATATTGGTCTCTTTTACCCCATAGTGCCATTTTTTAATCCTCTTGGTTAATGATTAACATGTCTAGTAAATATTTTGATTTATTGCTTATCTCTTTCGCTTTACCATTAACAACAAGATAAGTTTTATTAACATCAAACTCAGTTGTATTATTTATATTGGCGTTCTTCTCAGGTTTTTCTTGTTCTGGTTTTCTCCAAGAAGGCGCCTCTTTGACGGATTTTTCCTCGACTTTTTCCGCGTCAACAGGCCGCCGGCGTTTTATCGTGCGGCCAGGTTTCGCGTCTTGTCTTGTTTCTCTCCAAGTAGCCATTTACTTGTCCTGTTTTTTTGCTCTCAATTTAGCGAGGTCTTCTGCATCGATATCATTATCGTCATCAACATCCATGTGCTTCAACTGAGCAGCAGAGAGTTTCTTTTTCTCTGAAATAAATTCACCGAAAGACATAAACGATTCTTTCTTCATCTTCTTGTGGCCGCCATGCGACTCTTGTACCAACACAGTTACATCGTCATCGTCTACATGTACAGTCTCAATGCCGTGTTCAAACATGACTTTATACCATGCAACATGACCATTCTCGTCAGGCACAGCGTGTTCACCAAACAGAGCAGTACCTTCGTTCCACTCTTTGTGCATGATCTTACTTGCACACATATGCTTGTCGCCTTCAAGAGAACCTTTCTCTACACCGTCAATCTTCGACTCGTTGGTTGCTCTCAATGCTTTTTGAACACCAGGATGTTTTGACAAACCTCTGGCAATTCCTTCAATCTTGCGAACTGCTGATGTCATATTCCCGCCTTTGACACGCGGATCATTAATGATACCATATGCCATCTTGATTTGTTTGTCAGTAAAATTAGCCATTATTTTTTCTCCGGTAATCCTTTGTGTTTCGTTTCAGCATAGTCTTTTGCGTCTTTCTTGGACATCGACTTTGCAGCGTCAGCAACTTCTTTTGACGGTGCTTTCAATTTTCCAGACTTGACTGCATGAACCATACCCATGAATCTCTGTTGTGCTTTTGAAACTGCTTTCTCGTCAAGTTCGACTTCTTCGTTCATTTTACCTAACAACCAATCTCTCGGATCAGTATCTAAAGTCTTTGCAAATTTAAGAGCGCCTTTCTTATCGCCCCTCTTCAACATAGCGGCTACTTTCAACATATCATTTTTGTCAATGCCGCCGTGCTTCTTGGCATAAGTTTCGATTTCTTTCCATGACTCATCAAACTGCTCAACTTCTTCTTTCACCGGTTTTCCTCTTTTTACAATCATACCGTTCATGCCATCGGCACGTACTGTTTTAAGGAATTCCTTAGCATCCTCTAAAGACATAAACTTGGTAACTTTGATAGGCGAATTTTTGCTCTTAGCGTACTTGACTTCAAACTCTGGCTTTGCTTCATCAATCTGCTCGACTTCTTCTTTCATGTTTTTGATATAATCAAGGGCACTCTTTTTTGCTTTAGGCATACCGTTAAAAGTCTCCCACTCTTTGTCGTCAATATGCACGACAATAGGATCAGTCATTTTAGTGCCTTTGCGATAATATGTGTGGGAGTGATCTTTGCCATCACCACCTTTGTAGACATATGAAGAAATAAACTTCATACCAGCAGGAACTTTTGATGCTTCGAATACTTGACTAGCAACCTTAACGACTTTCTTATCTGCTGTTTTGAGGAACTTCTGTAGTTCTTTCAAATCGCCTTGGTTGACAAGAAACGCCGCCATCTCAGCATCATCATTCTTCATCTTCTTCAATTGCGTTTCAACTTTACCACGAGCAGCAATCTTCATTCGCAGTGATGCTTCATCAATCTCTTCACCACTTTGGCCTTCAATGTCAGACTTGCCAGAGAGACGCAATCTTAAATCTTTCTTGATCTTCGCGTCATTGACTCTCTCAACGTCTTTGAGTAAATCAACTTTCTTTAACAATTTACGAACCGCAACCTTGACTTTTCCAGGGCTGTCGCCGTCCATATAGAATCTTGGCAGACCCTCGACATCTACACTGTACTTTGCTTCATCAAGATCGACTGACTCAGTGTACATGTTCAATTCGTAACCTTTGTTGTCCATGTTGTACACTTGCATATTCAATCGCTTATTGCGAATGGGTTTGCCTGATTTATCTAATAAGTTGATCTGATATGAATTTGTTTTACCAGCAGATGGTTTACGAGGACCAGTAGAAACTTTATTCCACCAGTCATCCATATCTACTTTGTAACCTTTCTTCTCTGCCTGCTTTATAGCATGTTGTACAGCAGAAGTAAAATCTTTGTGGTAAATTTGATAATCAGATTTTTCATCAATCTGATCGACTTCTTCTTTCTTCATCGCGGCGCGAGTCATCTTAACAGCCGCAGCGCGAGTGAGTTGCGTACTACCCATCGGCTTTACTTTAGTAGCAGACTGTGTTGCTTGGTGCATTCTCTTTTTGTATTTGTTATACGATTTTGTTGCACCCTCTTCAACCTGATCGAAATCTTCTTTCACGGTTTTCCAACCTCCCCCAGCTTTCTTATATTGTTTTGCTGCCCATCCATTTGCGTATGCAGAAGGATAGACATCGAATTTTGCCTTAGCTTGTGCTTTAAACTTCGCCCACAGAGCTGGATTAGTTGGCACGTTCTTCTCTACGAGTTCGACTGACTCTCCAACTGATTTGTATGGTGATTTTGTCGGACCGTGTTTTGCTCGATCTCTATATGCTTGAGGCACTTTACCGGCGACTGACTTGTGACTCATTGTATCATCACCTCGGCGTGTGGCATGATGACGAGCAACGGCACGATTAATACCCTGACCTATTTTCTTTGCCTTTGCACGGTTCTTTTCAGACTCAGTTTCATCTCCTGCTTTTCGTGCGTCCCTTGCTTTCTTTTGATAAGTGTATTGAGTCTTGCCGCCCATAGTTCTCTTTTCGATATATTTATGGACAGTATTTGGTGACAACTCATCTAGTTGTTCCGACTCTACAATATCACCGACTTGTTTAGTAGATACCCAAACGCGACCACCTTCTTCAGCACACTTAGCAAGCATTTCATCTTTCGTACCGACAGCAGTTACCTTTCTGTGCATGACAAGCGCATAGTGACACTTATCGCTACCAACTGCATCTTCACCGACCTTAATGGTTTTGACTTCATTCACTTTCTTTTTCTCCTTGTCAGTCTTGACCATGATCGGTGTGTTACCTGTTCCTGGTCTATCTACTTCTGGGTCTGCTCTTCTTTTTCTTCTTGCAGCCGAAGCACGGTCATCTTTACTCATTGAATGTGCTTTAGATCGCGGCATACACTTTGGTTTACCTTCACCCGGTTCACGAGCGCAATCACCTTTAATCTCACCATCAGTACCGACTCGTACCCAATCACCTTTCTTGCCTTTGCCAAACCACTTGCGAAGGTCTTCTTTTAATTTCATTCTGGCAAGAACTTTTTTCTGCACATCAGGAGACAACTCTTTAAAATGATACAGATTTTGACTATCATCGGTGTGTTCAGCACCAGTCATGACCTGACCATCGTGAGCGTGTTGAAGTCCTTTCCACTCTTTACCATCTTTGGTATAGTGGCCTTCAGTCTTCCAAGAATGTTTCTTACCTTCTTCCATTTATTCTTCCGGTGTTTGTTCTAATCCAGATGAACCTGCGATAATTTCTTCTGGGTCAACCATCTCTGCACCAGAATCTCTCAGTGCATCAATCACAGGTTCAGTAGGAATTTCTACCGGCTCTGGTTCAGGTTGTTGTCCATAATGTCCGTATTGTCTTTCTAATTCTTGTTGTCTAACATCATGACCTTTCATCATGATCTCACGAGCAATATTTATCAAGTCAGTTGGATTATCTTTTAAATCAGCCATTACAATGTCCTCATTTTTTAGTGAAGAATTTTTTAATTTTATTCTTCGTTGTTTCTTTGTTCAACAAATCTTCATCCCATGCTAAGTGTTTTGGTAATTTACCATCACGTATCATGTCATGAAAAACCTTTTCAAAATTTCTAAAGTCAGCACCAACATGTTTTGATGCTTGTACTGCATTCCATCTTGCTTTACCTGGATTCTTTCTTCTAAAGTCAAGATAATAACGAACCGCTTTTTTATATGAATCTTTATTCACAACACGATCAATCAATCTATCAAGCTTAGGATCATATGTAATCGTTCTCGCTTCGTTCGCTGGCCGTGACGCAGCATTCTTTTCTCTGGTGTCACGAGTTCTCGCACGATCTAACATACGATCCTGTTTAACTTTATCTTGTTCTTTCTCGCGCTTAATTTGTCGGCGAGTTTCTTTTTCGTGTCTTCCTTCCATATACTTATACAGTCTCTACTATTTTCAGTATTAGATTTGTGTCGCCTTTAATAAGACGGTGATAGTCCATTTGATTAACAGATATCACATCACCTTCCATAAGTTCGATTGGATTCTTATTTTCGTATTGAAATTTCCAACCTGTGCCGTGAACAACTTCAATTCTTCTATCAGCTCTGTCACGGTGCCAGTGTAGTTCTTCATCTTCACAATCGTGTTCGAACACACGAAAAAATGAATCATTTTCTAATTGTATATCTCTGTAAGCTCGGTTTGGCATAATTTATCACCAGAAAAAGTTTCCGCCACCTGACATGCCTAACTGTTTAGCGTATCTAGGTAAACGACAAGCCCAGTATGCAGCGGAAGTTTTATCGTTTTGAGTTGAACACTTATGTCTTGCAGCGAATGATTTTCTCGCTTCAGGATTATCGATCTTTGCTTTCAATCCTGTTGTATCGCCAAACGTGACTTTCTTAATATTGCCTGTACTAGGATCTTTTACATAGACATAAAACTTTTTAGGACCGCCGCGTTTTGGTTTGTTGAGTTCTTGTTTCTCTTCTTCTTCTGAAATAGACTCCATCATCGGACAGTCTAATGGAACCCACTCGCCATCATATTGTGCAAACTCACCGATATCTGTTTCAAGTATACTCTTATCGTAACTTTCAAACTCGTAATCAGACTTTCGTGCCTCGTTGAACAGTTTGTAGTAATTTACACTGCCAACACGAAAAATGTTTTCTACAAGAGGAATATTGTTTTCAATGTGATAATCAAGCGCTTGCATTACTTCTCTTTTCTGTTGATTTGCAAGTTCTACATTCAACGATTGAAATGTCTCGTTGACACCTTTGTTACCTAATTTATGATTGAGGTACATCTCTTTAATCTCAACAAAAGATAGTCCATACTTCTCGCTTTTCTTTTGCAAATTTCTTTCAATCGATTCTGTGATTCGATCTTTTTCGATGACATACAACATCTCATTGACCGTTTTTAAATAATCAACATCACAATAATATTCTTCTTTCTGTAATTTTGATTGACGGTAACTCGCAAGTCTATCTCTTTCTGCTTTCGTGACTTTCGGAATTAACCTTTTTGCAATACGAGAGATGATTGCTTTTTTCTTTTCTAATTTTTTGTCAATAGCAGCGCGTGATGCGAGAGGTAGATTCTTATAATTCTCGCCTTGTTTACCTGCTATTTTTCTACGAATTAATTCTCGCGCTTTTTTCTGCGCTCTTCTTTTGAGTTTTTCTCTTGGCGCCATTCTTCTCTTGGCGCGTTCTCGACCGATTTTAACTTTGTTTTTAATACGCCGAAACATCATCTTGCGCTTCATGCGTTGTTGCAGTGTGAGAACTTCTTGAAGTGTAAGGTCTTCAGTGATACCTAATGCGTTGCGAATGATGTTATATACCTCTTTCGCGTCTCTATCACTAAACTTACGGGGTAAACCTTGTCTAAACTGTTTGTACTCACCAGATACGGCCAAACCTCTGAGTTTTGATGCACTCATACCTGATACATCATCAGCATCTGGATCACGTTCACCGGCAGATACGATATCGATGTTTTCGAATGCGTAGTCTCTGCCGTTGTACCTGTTGACAAGAGTTTCGAATTCTGTTATTCTATCTGAACCAACTACGATGGTAACACTATCAAAAGTGCCATCTAGTTCTTTCAATACTTCGATGATAGTACGAGCATCAGATCGTTGGACGATATTTCCAAATGCCTTCTTGGCGTATTTGATCTTCTGGTCGTATGTAAGAGGATTCTTCTTTTTATCAGAAGAATGGGAGAGGTACAATTGGGCTGTTGCTTTCTTTCTTCTTGCGACAGATACAATCTTGTCTACAAGTTTTTGGTGTCCACTCGTGATTGGGTTCATTCGTCCGAATGATAGAACCACGGCAGAGCCTGTCTTCTCGGATAATTTTAAAGTTTTTACTACTTGAGAACGCCCATTATTCTCGGTTATAGGAGTATTTTTTTTCATTTCTTCTTCTTTCATTGGAGATTGCCTTAGCCTTATCCTTCGAAGCACAGGTCTGCCGTAGCCTAAACTGCACGTTATTATTATTTAGTAAATTTTAATTTTCAACGTAGTAATAAACTGAGTCCATTTTTAGTCTTTTGAAAAGTTTGTAACCGCGGCCGAAAAGTAACTCTTGGCCTTTTTGTCTCTCTAATATTACTACTGGCTTGTATTTATCAATTGTTTGAAATGCACCTTCAATTACTTTGTCTTCGTAACCTTCAACATCAAGATGCATCAGATCACACGCATCAAGATTAAGAGAATCAACCGTCATGATTGAAACATCTCCGGGTGTATTCGTTATTTTATGCACACCCACGTTAGTTGTATTACCATTACTAATAGACAACATGGCTTCTTCTGATCCTAAACCTGCGTTATACTTGTAGTAACCTTCACCTTGACAGTTGTGCCATAGACAGTAGTAATTCTTGGGGCAAGGTTCGAAGGTATAAACTTTATCAAAATAATTTTTATAGAACCTAGCGTACATACCGCAGTTGCCCCCGGCTTGTACTACTGTACCAAAGTTTTTAACTTTCGCCATGAAGTCTTTGTGGCCAGAGATCCAATCAAAGAGAGGACCATCATGTTCATTACCAAACGCACCTTTATCTGTGGTTATCCATAACAACGCGCCGACATCTTCATGACCGCATAGTCTTGGTGATGTGAGTGGTTCGTGTTTCTTATCAGGTTCTTTATTTAATATCATATGGTTTCACCCTTTTCCATGGTAGTCTTGTATCAATTGTGTGACTAACATTATATACAACACAATTTTTTTCCATTGCCTTTTCTTCTAAACGTTTGTAGATATAATTAAGATATTCTTCTTCAGTTTTATTGCCTTTATATTTTTGTGCCATTCTATCAGGATCAGATTTACCATTCTTTTGAATGTCATAACCTTTACCGTAGATGTGTGTGTTTCCTTCTTTATCGGGTGTATAGTTCATGTCAGCGCCAAGATATGCTAATACGCCTGGTTTAATATTCGCTAAAGACCAGTAACCTGCTGTGAGCGTGATTGAATAACCGCACTCGTTTTGACCTCCGAATTTATTTACTTCTGTGGTGTATCGCGATATTGTTTCACCACACAATTCATTGCCTTCTGGTCTTTTTCCTTTGTAATCACCAGGTCTGATCCACCAATTCCAGTCACCTCTAACTGCTTGCCATCCGTTGTTGATTGCTACAATTGTCCATCCGTTTCCTTTCCAATCATACTCTGAATATTGTCTCGCGGAGAATCCACTGGCAACCAATAGTACTTTCTTTGCATTTTCTCGCGGCAAAACTTTCTCAGCTGTCACATTTTTCTGCGGCAAAACTTTCTCAGCTGTCACATTTTTCTGCGGCACAATTGAGTCATACCCTAATTTACTAAGAAGATCCGTTGTGACTCTTTTGGTTACCTCTTGTCTCAAAACATCATTGTTAAATGTAGGAGCAACAAAGTTGATCAGTCGTTGTCTTTTTGTTTCATCAAAACCATTAACACCATTACCTCGTATCTTTGTTGTGTTCAGACTACAATTAAAATGTTTTGATATTTTTTCAAGTTCTTCAAATATCTCATTCTCTGAGGATATCAGACTTTCGTATCTTACTCTATAGACGTTTTTAGATAACCAATATTCGGTGTGTTGTTTCCATAAATCAGCAAGGTAACTTATGTTCCAACCATTATGCATGACATCATTGTCGTCTCTTATCTGACGGCACTTCGGATACGTTACTCTTATATCGGCTGGACTGCGGATGATCGATTCGATCCATGTGAAAGGATTTTTATGCAAGTATATAGCATTTGTGTTGTTTAACTTTTCAACGGCGTGGATTCCATAGTGAAGTTTGCCTCTAGGATTAATATGATAGTCATTTCCTTCCAGATTAAAACTGTGTTTCCAAAGACCACCGCTCTTGAAAGTATTTACGATCTTAACGTTACTGAGATTGAGTCTTATACTATTTTCAAGAAAATTTGTTCCTGAACGTTGTAAACCAAAAACTGTGAATACTTTACTCATGTTTATCTTCCCTTCTTTTATTGCTTTTAGTAATAGAATCTTTATTCAACGCAGATTTTATTGTTTGTAAGCTGTCAACACGAAGTTCGTTAAACAGAAAGTATTGTAATTTATCTAACACTATAACATTTTTATTTATCATGTCATCGAATTGCATAAAAAACACATCAGAACAGTTTTTCCATGGAATAACAGCATCATGCATAGACTGTAAATTATTTAAAGAAAATTTTCGGTTAGTTTCTTTTAAAAAGGTTTTTGTAGATTCATATGTTTCATCAAAATTTCTAACAAGTAGAATTTTTTTAACGTTTGATAATTTTTTTTCAATCTCAACAGAGTGCTTCATATGACTAACAGCAAAGCCGCCGTCAGGTATTAAATTTAAACTATCAGGCAACGAACGATTGATTGTTTTATGAGTGTTATTCATCCTTGCTTCGCTGATGTTAATATCTTGAAACGATCTAACCGAATTATCTGCAAAATGCAATTTTGTCCAAATCAAACCCATTTCTTCTAATAGGTTTGCTGACAAATATGTTCCTGCTTTTGGTTGACTGATGACGAGATATTTCATAATTTATCAATATAGTTGTTAATGTGTTTCGCCCATATAGGCGCCATCATTGAGGAATTAAAATGGTGATCCATCTTTTTACGTGTTTGGTACTTTTTGTCGATTACTCCATTTGATAACATTCCATCATATAGAGGAATATAAGTGTATCCAAAAGACTCGCACCTCTTTTCACATTCTTTGTTAAACTCTTGAGTTAATTGTGTGCGTTCAAGTTGTGAGGCACTGATATCTCCTCGAACGTCAGACACAGATCCAGGAAGTTTAGCATCATCATCTGTAATAGATGGCGGCGTTGCGCTTGTAATGGCTACATGTTTCACATCACGGGTAAATTCTGAAACAAAATTAAAATAATTATCGATGCTAATATATAGTTGTTCGTGTATTGAAATGTTTTTATTTTGAGCCCAATACCATATGACATAACCACAGTCTACTTCACCCATATGAAATATCGTTACATCAGGCTTATGCTTTTTGATATTTTCTTTAAAAGTGTTTCTACCCTGCGTTTTACTTTTGGGATTGCCGAGTCCGTGAGTAGTAGCACCTGAACATTTGATTATATTAATATCATTTTCTGCATTGAACAATCCATTGTTTTTCGCATGTTCCGCGTACATAGTGTGGCTATCACCCAAAATTAAAATCTTCAATTCAATCAACTCCAATTACAATTTATATTATTTCCATCGAAACCTTGTTTTACAGTTATAGGAAACCATTGAGAAAGAAGTTCGATATCACCAACATCATGATAGAGTTTTGGCAACGTGATACTTTTCTTTTCAACAATCACACTGATGTTATAACCATAACATTTTACGCTTGCTTTCGAGCAGTCTAATCCAGCAAGTATCATTCTATACAATAATAATCCCGCGTTCCATAAACTTACATGGCCGCCAACTATATGATGTTTTAACGGAGGAACTGTAATTGCAATTACTCCTGTTTCTTTAACTTCGGAAATCATTTTAGTTAAGAAACTATGTGTATCATGTTGATGTTCTAAAACATGAGAACACCAAACAGCATCATGTTCTGTGAAGGATAATTTCATATAGTCACCTTCAATAACATTTTCTCTGGCAGCATGATAGTCTGTCGAAGTTACTTGTTTACCATGACGAATAAAAAAATCTGTATGAAGACAACGACCACAACCTACATCAAGAATGGTGTTAAAATTATATTTGTTTATCAGAAAATTTAATGTTTCATCTACATTAATAGTATTGTGTTTATGATTCACTTCTGCCAACCTTTAATCACATCAGGACTGAAGTTCGCCTTAGAGAATTCCATGCGATCAACAATCTTGACAGCATTACCAATATGATCAATTGCAACAAACCCTTCTGGATTTGTTGTTCTGAATCCGTCTCTTGTTCTCAAAAATGTATCGAGCGATGATGCTTGATTCATCTTATTAATAATCATTTGTTTTGCATCGACAAGTAAATTCATCAATGTGAATAGATTCTGGAAGTCTCTTTGGTTATGATCAGAGAAAACCTTCATAACGTCCTTTCTCTTCTCTATCCAAGTATCTTTTGATTTCTGTGTTTTCTTAGTGTCTATTTCTTTCTGATAATAAGAATACATGTAATCAAATAAACCTTTCATGTGTGTACGCACATTTATTTTTCTTCCGGCGCGAACAAGCGTATTGTTGTATGTCTTGGTGCGTAACAACAACTCATCATTCTCTTTGAATGCATTCAACAACGAGGCTGGTGTTTTTTGAAAGACAGCACCAGCATTTGATAACAGTGAGGTTATTTGAGCGGTCTCGGCTTTGGTGAACGTTGCGTTACCAGTTTCATCTCGGTATGTTGCATCTGTTTGCCATATTGTATTAGTTTGATTAAACGTACTTGCTATGTTTTTACCGAAACTAGCAGACATAGATTCAAAATCACTACCAGTATAGACAGTGTGCCAGACAACACCAATTTTCGACCTGTTAATTCGTTTGCCGAGAGTAGAATTTGTAGGAACAGCATACACGATAGTATTAGGTTGGAAAGTATAATAAGATTGACCATCAATTGTCTCCGTTGATACATCACCTTTTGTAAACATCAGATCGCCTTGATAGACACCAGACTTGATGCCTAACTTGGAGAACTCTTCTAATGCAACCAATAATTTCTTTTGCAGGTCACCAGACGTATCTGCCTTCACATCAGCAGGTGTCTTGTAGACTTTTGGATTTTTATTGAAGACACCTTTCTTCGCGACAAAGAATTTACCGTCTGAAGGGTCGATGCCTGCGAATACTGCGGGTGCGCCATCCCATTTTACTGTGCGGGAAACACGTGACTTTGAATTACCGGCAAGCATATCTCGCAAGTCACGAAGAAAGTCAATTGCCTGTCGAGCACCATCAACACCGTCATTGAGCACCAAATCCTCGATGTGCTCCATGTGTGTGTTCTTGGCTTCCATAATATACTGATTAAATGTTTGCATTATTGGTGATAACTCCCCCATAGACAATGTGCCATTTCGTGACCTAGTGTATCCACGTTCTCATCGTCTACACCTTTTGGTTGTATGATGTATATATCACACCAAAAAGAAGACGGTTCCCCATCCACACCTTCATTCCAATTTGCAAAACCATGCAATCTTTCACTAGAAGATATTTTAGTACCATACAATCTTTCCAATTCTACACGACTTTCAGCTGTGTATACTGTTACTTCAATTGGTTTGCCAACTCTGTCGATACTACCAGATAATTTATTATCAGTGTCGCAACCAGAGATAATGAGTAAGAGTAGTAGACTTAAATATTTCATAAAAGTTCTTTGCCTGTAGCCGGTTTACTTTTATAATCACACATGATGTGAGACGGGTAAGTACCAGACTGTTTGTTTCTTATGTTTATCTTGAAGTCGTAATAACTATTGCTGAATACTATATCTATTCTTTTTCCATTGCCTTGTTTTCCGCCATACTGTATCTCAACACTACCTGTCACATTTGCAAATTGTGGGTTTAATCTACCTGACATCTCCCAGAAATATATTCTATTCCCTTCCATTCCGTGAACCATCCAGTAACCTGAACCGATTGCCGACTGTAGAAATTTCTTCAGTTTCATCGCATCGATTTTTGCGTTTACAGTTGGGAATCTTTTACCAGTACCATATTCATTAAAAACATCGCAAAACATTTTTTCATCTAGGCCAAACGTTTTGATTATTGCCTTCCCCATCGGCGTTTTGATTTTTTTTGCTTTCATCTGATCAGCAGGAAATGCAGTGCCTACACCCGCGTTCATGAATGTCAGAGTACTACTAAACTTTAGAGAAAGATAACTGAGTTTTCCATTCGCGTGTTCTAATGTTATGTCAGTTAATTTTTCACCGTGCTTACTGTGTTCTTTTGGTGATATATACAACTGGTCGCCAGCAGAAGCAATAGGTCTCTTCTGATTCAATGCACCCATCGGTATAACTTTAGTAGCGGGTGAACCAATTTTTTTAGAACAAGCGTCAATAATTTTTTTGGCCTGTGATGCATAGGGTCCAGTTGCTTTCTTACCGTTGAGTATCGTGACAAGGTCGGCTTCTAAATCTTTCTCAAACTTAATACCTTTGTTTTCTTTGTCGCCGCCGGGGGGTTGACCGCCGAACTCTTCAGATTTTATCAATGATGTGACAGGCAATGTTTGCGAATTTTGTTTGCCAACATATTTACCTGTTATCTGTAAAGTTTTTTGTCCTCTAGGCGCGTCCTTCAGATCAAGTATAGCATCACCTATTTCCTTGATCTGTTTTTTTGTTTTTGTGCCTTTGTATTCTTTCGAACCTACGGTAATTGTATGAGCAGTGAATAATCCATTGTCTGTAGCAAACTCGGATGAACGATCCGATGAGAAAACTTTTTCAGCAAAAATATAAGCTCGTGCTTCTTTACCATCTCTAGTAAGTTCGGTTATGGTAAGATTTGCCATTGATTATACTCCAAGGTTTTTGGAGTATTTATCACGCCGCTACATTGAACCAAGGAGGAATTTCGCGATTAGTCCATCGTGCAAAGTATGCTTTTGCTTCACAATAGTAGTTGCGATACGATGCAATAGAGTCACCTTCAACGATACACTGAGGGTATTGTTTCATCGCAGGAGGTGGTTCCGTAAACGGTCTGTCTTGAATATTAGACGGTGCTTCACTCAGTATATGTCCGAGTTTACGCCAACACTCATGTTCTTTACCGTAACGATGTGTGTACTCTTGTGCTAAATGTCGCCACATATCGTGCAACCACATATAGTTAGCATACGACTCGCGAGTCCAGACGGCAGAAGGATGATTGACATGACAGGCCTTGTAAACAACATCATCATGTTCATCAAGACGATATCGAACTATTTTACGACCTGCTTTGGTGCGATCTAGATATTGGGCACCGTCAATCACACGATGCGCGGTAGATAACAACTGTGCGTACTCTATGCACATCTTCACCACGTGTTTATCGCAGTGAAGCATGGCACAGTGTTTAGTGTTTTTGCTCAGATAAAAAACATTCATAATAAAATTTCTAATAATATTGAAAACAATTTTTTGATTACTAATGGTATCAGGACTATAGTTCCTATTACCATAGAAAACATCAATACTATGTATAGTATACCAATAAATTCAATCATTGTCAAATAACCTTAACAGTCTCCTGATCTGCCGCACCAATATCTTCTGTTGTCGCGTTGCTCTTGGTCAAGCGCTCTATTCAATCTTCGATCAGACGCTCTTTGCCTGATTCTCTGTTTGAGGCCTCTTACATAAGGACTATCACCTTCTATACGATGGTGTTCATAATGATGATGATCATATTTTGCGGTGATTACACCTGGATGATGATCGTGATGTAAACAATCATCCCACGGTAGATTATCAGGTACTTCAAAAGAAGAACAACCAACAGAGAACATCGAAAGTAATAAAATAACAATTAATTTTTTCATAAGAAATATCACCATTTACTCAGTAATTTTTAGAAGTATAATATCGCCTTTTTTGTTTATCCAACAACATCCTTTATAGAGAAGTTCAACAGATGTAAAAAATAAATCCCAAATGAGACACGGCACACAAAGAACTACTAACAACAATATATTCTTCAAACCCATCTCATCTATCAAAGAACCAATTTTTTTTATTCTAAACATTTTCAATTTCCTCTTGTTCTTGGACGAAATCAAACAACATTTTTTCATCAATTAAATTTTCATCATTCAACTTTTCAATTGTCATCATCATGAAAGCCAATTTTTTCGTTAGACTGTTTCTGTCCCACTGGTTCGGTTCTGTTTTCTTACGTGATATCTTTGAACACAACTCTATGATTGAACCGCAGTCTTGTATCATTTTCATTAAAACTTCTTCACGATCATTCATAATTACTTACTTCGTTCGGCGTTAATCCATTTTTGTGCAAGTGAGTTCTTAGGTGTTTTCTTAGACCAAGCACTGATCTTTCGATAGGCTGATTGTGTTGCGCCTTCCCAGTTTGAACCTTCACTGTTGTCAACGATGATCATGTTACCTTTGAAGGTGTTCTGGAATTTACCAATGTTCTGTTGAACCTCGTTCCACATCTCTGTTACTTTCTTTTCGCCGACTGTACGCGCTCGTAACTTGTCGCGAGCAATTGCTGTCTTCAGATCGGTGTTGACAAAAATCATGGCAGTCTCGTAACCAAGATTCTCAAAATCTTTTCTCTGCTTATCAATTTTGGCATAGTCTTTACCAGTACCGTCAATCACAATACCGAGTCGGCCTTTCAAGTAAGCGCCGAGTCTTTTACCAGTTAGTGTTTTGGACTTGTCTCTGATTGCTTGACCTTGCGCTGACCAAATATCTTCTGGATCGGTAGTCAGACCAGCTTTCTGTAACTGTACCTCATAGATATCGTCAGAGTTTACAGTCTTAAAACCGAGAGCGGTCAGTGCTGTCTTGCCTACGATGAAGGATTTTCCAGAACCGGGGCCGCCTGCTAGAAAGACAGCCTTGAAGATAGCGGGATCATTCACACCTTCTTCAAGGTTTGTGAATGTATCAAAATCGAAAATACGTGACATTGGTTTCTCCGGGTGAGTTCATTTATAGAATATTTATATCAACACCGCTTTCTTTGAGAAAATTCAAGCCGCAACCTTTGCTTGCCTTGTACTCGTTTTTGACGTACACGTTTTTAATACCGCTTTGATATATCAACTTCGCACACTCAATGCAAGGTGTGTGAGTACAAAACAATGATGCGCCTTCGCAACTCTCTGGACTTCGTGCAACTTTAGCAATCGCGTTTGTCTCAGCATGTAGAACTTCTGGTTTGGTTTTGTATGTACCATAAATGTGTTTGTCTAATGCATTCACCTCAAAATTAACATTTGAATGCCATGTTTCACACTCATTAGACCAACCAGACGGCATACCATTGTAACCAATGGAAATAATACGATTATCTTTTACAATAATCGCACCAACTTTTAGTTTCTGTGCAGTACTACACTCAGCCCATACCTCAGCGGTACGCATGAATGCTTCTACGTGTTTACTTTTCATCGACCATTTCCTACATATATCCACATATATGCACCTGCACCGATGTAGTCTCCACGGACATATCCCGCCATTTCCATGGCGTCATCCGTGTCTATACCTTTCTTCTCTGCCCACTTCATGATGTAGTATGAACGCAATTTCTCAGGCATAACGTCCGCGAACTTTTCAACAATCTTCGGGTTTGCTGTTGTCATACTGACTCCTTCAACTATACAATCCTTTTCACTCAACCTCTACAACAAACGCACTTGTATCTTGACCAGTACGAACGGATCTGATTTTAGTAACCGTCTGTCCGAACAGTTTTGATCCTAGTTCAACGTAAGGGCCGCCACTTGGATCAAACATACCAAGATCGTTCTCATCAATTCCGCTCTGACCCTCTTTACCTCCCATGCGGCAGTACATCATAGAATCTCCAGTCATATAAAACTGAAATACATTCTCAGAGATTTCTTTCCAATAATATTCATCGCCGTAACGATTCTTTACGGGTTCACTCTGTCTCATCATAATCTCCCATCTCTTGGCCCATGGCCCATTCTTGTTTGTGCGGTTCACACGCTTCACAGAAATGAAACTTATCTTCGTGGTCAAATCCATAATCAATGATGATACTACAACGATTACATAGTAATGCACCGTTGCCGCCATTAAAGCGCACATCCGCACGTTGATAGTGTACCATCACTCAAACCTCACCGTTCCACATTGCTTCCATTTCTGCTCTATCTAAATTATACCCAATCGCACACATAAAGTCAACCCACTTTAGGAACATCTCTTTCACGTTCATCTCAGTGGAATCAAAATCGAATGTCACTTTACCGTGATTGGTCTCATACGTCCATGTCACTTTGCTTGTATAATCATCCTCAATCAACATAAACACTCACTTCAAAAAGATTTCCACGAAGGCAATTGACAGTACCGCCAAAATGACCTGGATGTTTGACACCGTTTTTAATCTCTATCCATTCATCAAAAGATAAATTACCATGTCTGTCAACCGCGGTGATAATGCGTTGAGACGGCCAAGAAGTTTCCGCATCGGTCAAATAAACATGGTAAGTGTGAGTCGCGGTTCCTCGGTGAACAAGGCCTTCAATCTTCATAAGTCAGTTTCCTCAATATAGGGGTAGCAAGTCATGGCAGATTGCTTTTCATTCCATTCATATAGTATTTCTTCGAAAATCGCAGCAGCTGCTTCCAGACCACAGAGATATCCTTCGTCATATCCTACTAATTCTTTATCCCTATTTACAGAAGTGTTACGAGATGCCGCGACATTAGATTTATATTTATCGTATATCGCCTTCGCTAGACGATCATCCAGTTTAAGCAATAGATCAGTTACAGTTATCATAACAATTCCTCTAATTGTCGAACATAATTTTTTAGTTCATCGTTGTTAACGTAACCGATTACATCGTCATCGGCCGCCCTCTCAGGGAAAAAATCTCCAGTGACAAACTCATCATCGTTATTCAACACGGCAATTTCCCAGAGATTCTTATCACCACCATATGATGCCCAAAACTTGACTGCACTCAACTGATAACCGTTGCTGAATACATAACGCCGATGGACACCGTTCTCGTCAACGGGATGAATATCCTCTACCATTTTCAATAAAGACATTCAAGTCTCCTTATTGGCCGAACTGGCCAGTCACGATTCCTTCGAACTGATCAGCAAGATCGTTGAATGTCTCGTACCACTCATTCGGTACAGACATTCCTGCTTCACCAGCATCCAGGTGAATATCAGCATCAACAAAATTCCAGTTGATTTCACCATCTTCGAAATTTTCAGGATTTTTAACTGCATTCCAGAAACTGGTTTTGAGTTCAGAAATTTTTGCTACATTGGTGCTCATTACGCTGCCTCCATAACGCGGGTTATATATTGATGGTCAACAATGACCGTTTCGCCTGCCTCGCGACTGACAACAACTTTGCCAGTGGAGCCTTTCCACTGAAATCCCTCATCGAGACACACATGGTGACATACTCCACCACCGTAACAAACACGGCTGTGGGTGACAAGACCAGCGACAGGGACATCGCCACTAAGATAGAGTCCTTCGACTCGCAGACCTTCCAAATTCCAACCCATATCAAAACACCTCACTTTAAAATCATACCAAAGAGTCGCGCAGGAATCACGATAGACTCATTACAAGTATCACAACATCGACCGTCTTCGACTACAGGATCGGCACTATTGCCTTCTGCCCAAACTACATTACCATTGTTATCTTTCAACGGTTCAATCTTACCATAACAAATATCACACAACATTACACAGTCTCCTTGATATCAACAGCAGTCCAACCTTCAGGGTCGCACATAAAATAAACATTAGTATCGTGACAAAACGCAATGTCACCAACACTCATGGAATGCATACGGTCAACACGGACAATCTTGTCTTGGTCACCGTAACCATTACCAACATGAAACACCTCTTCCAAACCACTCGCTTCGACATTCGCGACATTACGGTAGTATTCGAACATCCAAGACTCAAAGCCTTCAGAACCACCATGAAAAGCAACGTCACGCTGAATAGCGAGTTCAGGATAGTCACCGAAGTCGCCATCCCAACCAACAGAGTTCAGGTGGTCAATCGCATCGCGGGAAGCGCGGAATTGAAGAATTGAAAAACGCATAACTAAAACCTCTCAACAAATTACGGTAGTATTATATCAAAACCAGAGTCGATTGTCTGTGAACCAGTTCACACTTCCTCATGTAAATATTCACAATCCTCTGTGATCTCGCTCATTGGTAGGTCAACACTGTCAACCAGTCGCTCAATGATCTTGATCAGTTCATCGGAATCGATCAATTTTAACTCTTTTTCCATATCATTTCTCCCAATCACAGTATGGATTATACAGGAGTTGGTGGTGGTGTCAAGTCGTAAGCTATTGATTTTATTGAAGTTTTTTTAGGCGGGTAAGCTCTTGATTTCCAAGAGCTTTTTTTCGAAGTTTTTTAACTTTTTTCATGAAATTTTTCGATCATTTCTCTATTTTTGATCGGAAAAATCGATATCATGTACATATAATTGAATCAGAGCGTAGTGGAGTATCTTCATCAGGTCTTTCCGTGCGTCTTCCGAGGTGCCCTTCCGACCATATCGTTTCGCATACTTGATCACGTTTCCTAGACAGAAACCTGTACCGTGACCACTATCGATGATGATATCAGTAGCCTGATACTTCTCAGTTGCATAGTGTTGGTCATATGTCGAGTCAACGTATTGTTGCAACTCTTGCAACAATTTTTCTTCATTAAATTTATATTCAATCTTACTCATCGTTTTGTTGTTCTCTGATTTCGTTGTAATCTGTACCCATTGCATGTCCGCGATAAGGACCTGTTTCTTCTGTTCCATCGGATGATGTGTTTCTAACACATTCTCGTTGACGTTTTATATCTATGTGGTTCACATAAAATTCATCGTCAGCATCAACATAATGAAAAAATGTCTGTATAAATTTTTCACCTTTAAATGGTTTTGGCCTGCCGTGCATTTCATGGGTACCATTATAAATTAAACCGTCCCCCGGTTCAAGTTCTACGGACTCTGTTTGAACCAATCTACTCTCATGATTATATTGATAAATGTTTATTGGCCAATCATGGTCTTTAAAGAAATTTACTGTCACAGATATCTGACACGAAGCACGATCAATATGCGGAACCATAAAACTGCCGTTGCTGTACTGTGTTGTGAACCAATATGTCGGTAGAAGATTGACATTGAGTTCTTTTTCAATTTTTTCTTGTATGTCTTTATGTAAATGCTCAAGACAGTTCGCCTTAGTTACCATTCTGATATGACCTCTGTTCTCATTCCAGCGAGCACCTGTCGTCAATTCTTTAATTTCTTCTTCCAGAGGATCTAACAACGATTCGATTACATCCTTGTCAATCAGATTTTTTATCAGTCTTGTCATTTCTACTCCGTTTGTCGAGTTCAGTTTGTGTTATGCGCTCTCTAAGTTCGGTCGTAGAAAACGAATGCTTTCGGCTATTGTAGAAGAAACTGATACCTCTTTCTTCACATATATCTTTGCCTGTGAATTTCATATTTTTATACTCTTCACCTAATATTCTAACATTGATTGGCAAAAGAATCAATAGATCAATCAAGTCTTTTTCAGTTTCGTAAACCTGTATCTCATCAACATACTTCACAGCCTCTAATTGTATGTAACGTTCGACAAGAGTCTGTATTGGTTTATTCTTACTATTAGGTCGATCAATTGTTGGATCAGTCTGCAACCCACATATTAAGTAGTCACATTGTTTACGTGCTTCTTTCAACATTTCAATGTGACCAGCGTGTAGTAAATCAAATGTCGAACAAGTAAATCCGACTCTCATATTGTCTCCTTCTACTCGTATGTAGTGTATTTCAGAAGTTCGTCACACGCCTGAACCATTTCTTTTGATGAAACATATTTCTCTACCAGTTCCTCAACAGTTGATACGAGGTCGCCATGTTCGCCAATACCAACAGGACTATTATAAACTTCAAGATTAGTTTTACATGCTTTCATATGCGCCAGATGCTTATCACGCACGGCTGCTAAGAACATATCTTTATTCGCACTCATTTAGTTTTCTCCTCACTTATATCGGTAATTTCAATTATTGTATCTTTAATTATGTCTTCTCGTTTGCCGTTTTCCATGAACAAAAGATATCTATCAGAGAGAGGATTATTCAGAACCGGCGGTAGCGTGCCTTCACGCACAATTTTTTTACCTGTCTTCCAATGTTTGAAGACTATTCTCACTTTTTTATCTGACATTTTACTTCCAACTTTCAAAAATTTGTTTATCCCATTTCTCCTTCTTGAGGCCAGCACCGAAGTCTGTATTGTCCATCACAGGCACATCAGCAATGTCTTTACCAATGTTGTCTTGTGCTGACTGTTCTACATCATACAGTTTCATTCTAGATCGATCAACACCAACAACAAAACGGCGGTGCAATGCAGGATCACCATAACGATTCTTCAGTTGTTTGATCATCAGTTGTCCGAGTCCTTCAAGTTCTTCTGTTGAGATTGCTGCGAACATGAAGTCTGCTGTTGCGGGTAGACCAAACGATTCGGAGGTGTCTTCAAGTCCAACATCAGACGAAGTGTATCCAGTTCTGTTCGTTTGTGTTGCGGTAAAAATGGGCAAATTGAATTCAACTGCCAGACCTCTCAATTCTTCTGCAATGGACTTAATATATGTATACGAGTTCACATTCGCACCCATTCGCATACGGGATGACATGCAGAGGTTGAGGTAGTCAATATAGATTACATCAGGCACAAAGTTTTTCTTCTGCTTCAGTTCATTGAGTAGATGGCGGAAGTGTCCAGAACCAACAGAGCCAGTAGGGTATTCTTTGATGATAAGTTTACCATCGGTCTTCTGACGCAATCGATCAATCTTGGTCTGATAGGTTTCTTTTGGATATATCTCTAGATCAGCAAGAGGCAGATTCATTAGATTCGCATCAATACGTTCCGCAATCTTCTCAGCGGCCATCTCTAGTGTTATATACAACACATTTTTGCCACGCATGAGGTTTGAACCGGCGAAGTCGCACATGATCAAAGTTTTACCAACACCGGTGCCAGCAAGACAGACATTCAGTGTTTTACGAGGCACACCGCCACGAGTGATTGTGTTGAAGTACTTCAGATCAAATTCAAGGCGTTCAATTTTCTTGTGATAAAAATCATATCGTGCTTCATAGTCTTCAAGAAAGTCATGGCCAATGTTGTTGTCAAAACAAACACCGAGTGCATCTTGCAAGAGTTGCGGCAATGCGCCTTTGTCTTTATCAGATTTCTTATCGATGATCTGAATTGACTCCATGATTGCGTTGTAGATTGCTTTGTCTTGACAGAATTTCTCGGTGTTCTCCATCAACCATTCGATATCAAAATCGGTAGGTTCAATTTGCGATAACGTTTCAATAGAAGAGTCGTAGTCTGATTGTTGAATCGTCATGTTATCCAATTCAATCTTCAGTGCAGACTTACTAGGAACATTATTATATTTAACAAAAAAATCTTTAATCATGTTGAACAGTATGCGGTGACGTTTCTCTGTAAAGTACTCATCTTTCAGATAAGGTAAAACATTCCGTACATACTGTTCATCACTGATCAGATTGGAAAGAATTATATCTTCAATATGCATTTATCAATTCTCTGTTGTTTTTGGTGTCAGTGTTACGATTATAACATCTATCAAGATCATAAGTCAAATTAATCCTTATTGTTTAAAAGATAGTAGTTCAAATCTTCCGGCGTTCCAAGCCCCCACATCTTTTGACACTCATAAATTCTTATCTTTTTATTATCCTCTATTGCTTGATTGTACACAGGTGCAACATAGAATTCGTTGTTCACCCTAATGTTTCGTTCGATCATTTGTTCTGCGTACTTAACAAAATCACTGCCAGATTTCCAATAATAATATCCTGCTGTTGCGTTATCACTGATCGGTTTCTTTTCAGCAACCTCAGTAACAAGATTGGTGTTTGGATCAACCTTTGCGAATGACCATTTTGGATGAGTATCTTTAAATGTCACGATACCACCGTCTGCATTTGATTCTTGCATTGTATACATGAACTCGGTGGGATTCCATTCAATGTATTGATCACTGTTCACAAACAACAAAGGTTTGTCATTGTCAATGTGTTGTTTTGCAAGCAATGCTGTACATGCAGCGCCTTCTGTCAGATGATCGACATCGACAATGGTGCATCCGTCAATAATTAGATTCAACACCATATCAAGATTATATTTTTCTCTGTGTTCTTTCCGTACAACGAAAACAAAATTAGCATCAATACCCATCTTTTCAACAACGAGTTGAATCATGGGTTTGCCGTTCACGTTGATCAGTGGTTTGGGAAATGTATAACCTGCATCTGCAAAACGCGAACCTTCGCCAGCCATTGGAATGAGAACAGTCAGGTTATCGTCTTTCCATTTAGTCATAAAGTTTTCTCCAGTAATTCTTGGTAATATATTCTCACATGTTACTTCTGATGGACTCGACACACGAATAACATTAGGGCAGGCTCGTTTCGCTGCAAGTAATCCATGCGGTGAATCTTCGATGATTACTGTTTGTTCTGGCAATGCATTCAGTACTGTCATTGCCATCCAGTATGTCTCTGGATGCGGTTTGTTATTCTTTACTTGGTCGCCTGATATTTTAATTGAAAAATAATTTGTTATATTCAGTTGATCTAATGCAGTAGTCATTAGTTCATAATTACTATTCGTACAGCAACCTAATGTATATCCGCGTTCAGTCAATTCATCTAGTAACTTAGTCAAATCTTCATTAGGATTTATTCTTGTTTTATATTGTTCAATTGTATGTATTTGTTTCTCATCATAGATTCTTTGATGATCACTGATTGGAAGATTTTTTGTCTCGGATAATAGTTGTAATTTTCTCCGTGTTTTCATTCCATTATAGATTCTCAGATGTTCTTCTTCTGAAATAGAATACTCGCCAAGAGCCTTATTTAAGGCATCATAATGAATCCATTTAGTATCACATAGAACGCCGTCAAGATCGAACAATACAGTTTTAATCATATCACAACTTCATATAATCAGAACAGATAGCATAATACTCGGACAAATTTTCTTGTCGCTCGACTAATTCAGGCATAACACAGACTGATTTCAAGGGTTTGGGAACAAACTTACCAGGGTATGCCCAAATGAAATTTTTAGATGTTACTGTATATGAATCATCTTGATGCCAGAAATAATTTAAATCTTCACTCCAAGGATGTTGTTGAAGATAACAAAGTGCTTCAACATTTTTACAATGAATCCATAGGTAATTACTTCTCATGTGAATCCAACCGGAAGTAATTTCATATTGTGGTTCATCATGACCAAGCCATAACCGTTCGTCTATTAATCTTAAATCAATTTCAACATCATAATTCAGGTCGATACAATGTTGAATCTGTTCTGGATGATTTTCCAGTTCTGGATTCGGACCGTTGGTATTACCTCGGTGCAATATAATTTTCTGACTCATAGACGATACTCCGCTGGATTAGGAGGCAATACATTGTACACAACAGCATGCCTGTAGTGGTGCAGTTCTAGTTTTTTGGGGCGACCGAACCCTACCCAAATTTCATGATCATGTCTTGGTGTTAAACTAATCGAATATTGTTTTTGAAATCCAATCAAATGGGGATCGGTCATTCTAGGCAATTTCTTTATATAATCACTAGTCGTCCACCATATCGATCCACTCCAGTGTCCGTGTTCGTGTTCGATATTCCAATGCCAGTTCGCACCAGACATCTCATAACCATCGACAAGTGCCTGATAACACAATTTCCATTTCTCTACGAACCAGTAATGAATGTATTCCGTCCATCCATTATTGATGTGAGAATAGTCGCTGTTGATATGTGTAATACCTTTATTGTTGAAATGAAAGATAGCAATGTTCTCTTGCATATGTTGACAATCTTCCCAAATCTTGATGCAACTATAAGCAGCAGAACAACCTCCAGTTTCTTTTACAGGATTCTCCCAGAATTCTATATCACAACTAAAGTTCTGTGCATTCAATTCTTTCTCTATTGTAGACTTTCCTTCACTAGAGCCGTGATACAGAAAAATTATTTTTTCGCAGGCGTTAGTCAGTAAGTGTTTTTCAAGAAGATTTGTTCTTTCAATTGTGATAGGAATCCAATTAGGTTCTTCTCTCAGATGGTAGTAGATTACGATTTTCATAATACGATTATATCATTTAACTAGAGTGTAAGTCAAACACAGAAGAGATAACCTTTGCACATTCTTTCGCAATGGCCATGTGTTCTTTCTGTGTACCATTCTCTTTACGCAGTTCTATGTAGTGTATCCATGATCGAAGTGTTCCATTGACGTACATCCTAGATTTTGTATTGCCTTCAGGCAGAACGACACGAGCCTGTTCTTTTGCAATACCATTTGCAATCGCCCATTTGTATGCTTTACTGGCAATGTTCATGACTTCAGATTGTTTTTCGTACCATTCACGTGCAAGGTGTTCTTCTTTTGTAGCAACACTGCCTTCACCGCCTTTACCGTAGTCTTCTAGATTCAGTTCAATAGAGTTTTGTCTATTCTTGGGGTCTTGCAATCGTACTTCGCGATGTTCGAACATGGCACCCATTTCCCCAACCTCTGCGTAACGTTGAGAAAATTCTTGAAAAGAAAAACTGCGATGACGTAGAATCTGCCGAGCAATGTCACGTGTTGTTTCAATCTCCAGACATAATGACACCATCTCAAACGGCGACCAGTGTTTATGGTCCATCAGATACTTTAATAGTTTGGCATTCGTCTCTGTATTCATCTGATTCGATGGATTACTCACGCGAGCACAGAACGCCACCAGATTTTCGATGTCCTTCTTCTGTTGTTGATTAGATGTGACAGGTAAGATATTACTTGCCGGCTTACTGTGACTAATCATTTTTACTTTCATAATAATCCTTCTAAAGTTGATTAAAAAGGGACCGAAGTCCCTTCTTTTATGCTACGTTGGAGAGAAGTGTTCTAACTTCACCTTTCAATAACTTATCAGTTCTCAAAAGAATCTCGTTACATGATGCACAATCTAAATTAAATCCATTTCTGGAGTTTCGAATCGCTTCTTTCCAGTAAGTTACGATATCAGGCCAAAAAGTCTTCACGTAGATATACGCATAGTTTTTAACACTTCCGCTTTGAGTTAACTCGCAGAGACCAAACACTGGGTTAGAAACTTTATTCTTTCTCCATGAAGGTATTCTGTTTTTATCTTCAAACCAATCACAAAAGAACCTGTCCAACTCTTCTTTACTGAATAGGGGACGACCAATTTCATCCTTTTTACCAAACTCAGTTAAACAATAATACATCTGTGAAAAACAGTGCAGTGCAGTAGAGGAAATAAATTGTTCACCTGTTATCTTTGAAACTTTCTTAATGGTTTTAAATGCATTAATAACGTTTACTTCACCATATTGTTTAAAAATGCCGTTGCCCTCACCACTGGTCAAACCTGTCAAACTAGTCAAACTAATCCAATCATCACAACCTTCAACCTTCATCTGTTGCATGATTCCTTTATAATTAATTTGATTATCCTTTAAAAAACGATAAGCTTTCATTTGATCAGGATCAAGCGCACACACTCCTGATTTGAACTTGTCTGCTTCGGTTTGTCCTTTCTGTTCTTGTGCATCGATATAATGACCCATAGATTCGATCTGTTTCATTTCTTCGTAAGAGCGATCAATCGGATGAAATTTCACAGTCATTTTAATTTCTGTATCGTCTCCTTTGGTAACCAACAAAGCCATGTTCACACGGTGGTTGCCTCTGTGTTTTACAACAATGAACGTTTTTGTTTGTTTGTCGTATCGAATGTAAGCCGCAGGGTTTCCCGCCGCCTCAGAATTAAAACCCACAGTTTTTCCATTCACCTGTTTGTTGAGATGATCGAAACAAACCTTGATGCCATTTGGTTTGAAACAATCGATGGTTCTATCATACTCTGTTGAAGAAAATATGTACGAAGTTGGGACTCGTACTTCATATGAAAGGGTCGGATCAATATCCGATAGGTCGAGCGACTCAAACAAATCGTTGATGTGTTGAATGTTCGAATAGTTTCTGTCATCGTTCCAAGAAGGAAGTGACTTCAATTTTTCTCTTTTATCAAAGAAATATTGATGAAACAAATCGAAGTTGTTTACTAAATCTGAAAAGGTTGATTCTTTAGATAATTTTAACATGTTAAATCTCCTATCATGTTTGATATATGGATGTGAGTATGCACTATTGTGCCTCTTCCTACTCACGGTTTTATCGAATAATGTCGATATCAGCCGCGTTGGTATTCCACGTTTCAACGACAGTTCTAAGTCGCCCCTCGGATTTAAGGGACTCATAACGTCTGCTGGCCTTGTTGCGCCACCAATCGATTATGTTCTCTAGATGGAATCTATCAAAATTTTCTTTCTTTGTCAAGATGTCCGTCTTCATGTTTAGATAATCTGGCACATTGTCATAACCGTAGGTCGAGTAGAACGACCGTTTCTTCTCGGTTAGATCAAGTGCATTCTTAAAGATACCACAGAAATTGTTGTATTCGGTTTCACTATATTCCTTCAAAGATTTTTTAATGATAGAAACCATTTTTGTTTGCGTCTTCAGTTTACGGGATGTTGCACCAGAAGGTATAAGTGGTTCGCCGTCATTACGTTCAGTGAACCAGTCATTCAGTTTGTGAAAGTTGGTGTCATTGATCAACGGTGCAAAGTTCGAATCGGTCAGACCATTGAATCGCAGAAACGGTTTCATGCCGTCATACTGCGATGCAGCCTTAGTCGAACCATACAACGATGTCGTTTCGAACATACAGATGTTGGCATTGTACTTGGCATTTAGTTTCTCGCGAATTTCATGCGTACAACAA